AAGAGCCTCTATGAAGCACACTCATAGTTGTATTAGATGTTTTACTGCCTTCTATTGTTTCTTTCTTACTGCCCCATATATCACTAGTGTAATCGCCTTTTACTTTTAGATTGTAATTACCACCAACATTCATATTTACATCTCCATCAACGGTGACCAGATTGATATTGCCTTTATCTACTTGTATGTTAATGTTTGCATTTGGGCCAATCTGTATGTCATAGTGATTGTTGGCCTGACCTGTTTTGTTAATGAATATCTTATGGCGACCATCTACTGTAATGTCACTATCGCCTGTAATGGCGTAACGTGAGTGACCGTTTGTAATTTCATATTTGTTAGAAACATTTGATATATTAATATTACCCACGGCGTCTATTTCATAACCTGTGCCTGTTCTATGAAATTGGGCAATTCTTTCGGCGCCTTCTGTATCATCAAATTCTGTTGTATGTCCACTCTCACTTTCAAAGACGTGATTGAAAGGATAAACAGCGGCCCAGGCCGGCGCAGGTTGATTCCAAATATCTCCATCACTTGCTGTTATCTCACCACCTTTTGCATTTGTAGTCGCATTGAAGTCGGCCGTTGCAATACCTGTCTTAACACTATCTTGTCTAGCGACCAGGCCTAACTGCGTGAAACCACTATAGGCAAGTCTATTTACATCTGATTCATTTTTTGTAATAGGATATTTTGCGTTAGGGTCAGAAAATCCTAAAGTGCCGTCTGGCTTTTCTGCTGGCATACCTGGGAGTGAACCTATTACGCAAGGCTCTTGACAGTTTGCGCCATCTCTAAAATATCCAAAGACCCAACTGCCTTCTACAAGAAAACTCGGCGACTGACCTAGTCCACTTATCGCAGGACTTGTAACAGGCATTATAACTTGCGCCCAAGGTAAGTCTGTAGTAGGCAAAACTTCTTTGTCGTGTGTGTGTATGCCTACGCAACGCACTCGCACTCGGCCTACTGCAAATGGATCCATTCTATCTTCAACAACGCCAGTAAACCAGATAAAGTTATTAAACCCTAAAAAATTATTGTCAGTCATTTAATTTTTTCCCATATTGTTTTTCTTTTAAAGAACACGACTTACGCATTTTAATACTATTTAGAATACCTTTACGCAGGTTCGTGTGAGGACTACGTGTAATAATATCTTTACGCAGCCTCGTTTGCGTACCCTTTGCGACCACTTGCGTAAGAGGTAAAATACCTAATATGCCTTGTAGAACAACATTAAATTGCTCGTGAATACTGTAAGGTTGACTACCATAGTATAACTGGCGACCTAGCTGTGGTGTGTGTAGTTCATCTACGTTATACACTATTCCGCTCACGGTGTCAATAGGCAATTCTGATAGTTGTTCTCTAATTGTTCTCATTGTTTCTGTGTTTAACCTGTCTTAATCTCTACTACGGCCAGTTGTAATGGTTGCCATACACGTCTAGCGTTAGCAAACCCAAAAATTTTGCGATTCTCAAAGATTCTTTCAGTAGTTCTCATAATATCCCCTTTTACTACGTTCTAAATGCCTTATGTTGTCCTGTTGTTAGACCTTGAGCATTTGTACCCATTCTTGTTATTATTTCTTTATCAGTTTCGTAAATATTGTAAGTTTTTCTGCGTGGTGCTGAGTGTGTCCAAGAGTTATACTCGGCAACATAACTTTTTGCTACATTATCTTTACAACATTTTAATATCATAGAGTATGTGTCTTTTGACCTATCTACAATATGTTTCATTTCATATATTAAATATCTGCCTGCCCAAAATGGACTAGAAACTATTTCTTTTTTGTGTCCTGTTGGTTGCATTATTGGCATATCAAAGGTAATAATATCACCTGCTTGTAAGGCACTATTACCAGGTACATTAAGTTCTAATTGACCAACAGATAATAACTGTCTTTGTGATATTGCCTTTTGTGTAGTATGTTTATCACTAATAGTTGGTGCCGTATCGTGTATATTACTTGTATGTGATTTAACCATTAATTTTTGGTCGTATGCCTGTGATAATGTTTTAAATGTGTCATCAAATTTTGCTTTAGGTAATGGTGTTTTGTCATTAGATTTATTACCCCATTTATGCTCAGTATGAAAATGATTGCCAAAATCTTTTGCATAATCATATTCTGTTGTATTGATTGTCTTATAAAACATATCGTGTTCAATTAATTTACTTGCATAACCACCTTCTGCCAAATTATTTAATGTATCAGATGGTCTATTTAAATCCCAACTATATACACCGTGCATATCTGCCACTATATCTTTAGAACCAAATACTGGATGTCTAACACTTCCCATTTGATAGTAATATGCAAATTTAGCAGGTCTTGCTACACTACCTGCAACTGCTAATAATGATTCAATACTTCTAAAATTATATCCGTCTTTTGTTTCATAGAATAGATATCCTGCATTTTCATATAATCCTGATACTGCCTTTTTTGCTAACATATCAATTGCCTGAAATGGTCTTACATTTGGCATAACCATTTTAGTATTATATTTTGTAGGTTCAACATATAAATTCTTTTTACTGTTAAGATAATTTCTATTCTTAAATATATCTTCAACACCTAATTCAACAGGTCCATCATATGCTTTACTGACTTTTCTTATAAGATTAAAATAAGATTCTCTTGAACAAAAATAAATGTCATATACTTGACCACCAGCGGCAACTGCTTTACTGTCAGGTGCAACTTGGTCAATTTTGTATATGTGAAATGGGTGACCTTCGTTAGCAACAGCACATATGCCATCAAGACCAGGTGTATGAAATTTTAGATTTAATCTTTCTAAACCAACAATAGGTAATACCGTTCTTACATCTTGCGTATCATACACTTGTATTCTACCCAAAACTGATTTATTAAAAATACCTTCGTTAATTTCTATTTGTGTAATGATAGGTAATATATTTACCCTATAAGGTTGCTGTTGACCAGGCACACCACCTGTCATTCTGTAGGATAATATTTCGGCAACGTCTAAATTGTAGTCGCCTGCTTTTGTGAGTCTTTCTTTATTTTGTGCCATATCATTGTTTAATCAATGTTTTAAATTCTTGTAAAAACAAATCAAGATATTGTGGACTAACTATTTTAATTTGTCTTTTCTTGTCTAATAATCTTCTTTCATATTCATAATTGGTAACAGGACCTGCGCCTGAATCTGTTGAATTGCATTCTATCATATGAGAATAATCATCAGGTCCATCACCTATTTGAGGTCCACTTGATTGTACCTTTTCATAATGATGTACTGCGTCAACATTAACGTATTTGTCTTTTAAAAAACTTTCAAATTGCATATTTGACAACGGCCAATCATAATAAACATTTTCAATATTGTTTATCATACACACAACCCAAAAATAATTTGTATCACCGTATACTTTATATGCTACGTGTTCTGGTTTCTCTCCATCTTCAACATCATAAACATCTAATATTGTTATGTTATTTTTTATTTTATCTCTTGTTTTAATTCTACGAAATATATCAGGCACTAGTTTATAATAACCATTTGCCTTAATATCGTATAACATTAATGGAAACTGTTCAAAATATCTTGACATTAGAATCCTTGTCCAATTTTATCTTTAGTCATATATTCTAATTCTTTAAATGCCAAATCAACTTGATATGTAACTGGTGAAAAATCTTCAAAAGTTTTAAAATTATTTGATTCAGATGGTGTATAACTTATATCACATTTTGTTAAAGCACATCTTGATATTTTATTTAAACTTTCATTAACACCACTTCTATGCAAATAATGTATTTCAAATTCTGAAGGATATTCAAACATACGACCTGCGTGCCAAGCTTTAGTATTTCTTTCAGGATGCATATGCCATTTAAACATTAAAATTATATCTTGTATTGTTTTTACTTCATCTGGATTTCTAGGCCAAAATCTAAATGAATAATCAAAACTTCTAAATTGTGGACCTTCATAAAACATTTCAGCGTGATTGTTAATTGCTAATCCTACACCTTTACCTAATAGTTTTGCCCAATCACCCATACCTGCACCTGATGTTAAGTTTGATAGAAATTCTTTTCCTTTTTGTAATGTTATACCTGTACCGTGTCTTAATGTTTCAGTCACTAGTTCCATACCTTCTTTATCACTTGTTTTAATAGCATTAAAAGCATTTGCTACATCTCCTGAAACTCCCATATCTTCTGGTCCCCATTCTGCACCATAACTTACTTTAATATTTGGTGGCATATATAATGCAATTGCACCTGATACAATATCTTTACTATTATATTCAGTACCCGCTAATGTAGTATTTGTTTTAACCATTCTAGGTAATTCAATGCCTCTTTTTTTATATTGTTCTCTTATCTCATCACTAGCAACTTCATTTATATTAGATTCTTCTAAATCTCCTTCTTCAACAAATTTAGTTGGTTTTGGCATTCCCATACTTTCTGCTAATTTAAAATCTGGATGGTCTGCTGGATTATCACCAACGTTTGATGTAATTGGGAAAAATAGTATCCAATTACCGTGTTCATTACCAGTTAAATCTGTTGGATATTGTAAATGTTTAAAACCTAAAGGGTCTCTATGCTTTAAACTTCTTCTATCTTGATTAATCTCAAATGGTGATTTCTTTAATAATTTATTGACTGGATCGGTATTTACTGAATTTATAGCTGTTGAACCAAAATTACTAATAAGAGCTGAGGGACTTATGTTTCCTACATACTTATTAACCACAAATCTTTTAGCATTGCTTACTGCATTTTTTAAGTAAGTGCCTAGTCTTATGCTTCTTTTATGTCCTGATACGTGTCCCATTTTGATCCTTGTTATAAATACTATTATATTTATATGATTTATAGGTAGTTTATGAAGAAGAGTTACAAAGGAATATACAGACCAACATACCCTAGAAAATATGTAGGCAACCCAAATATGATAGTGTATAGGTCACTATTAGAGCGTAGGTTTATGCGTTATTGCGACCTAAATCCTGACATATTAGTTTGGGCAAGTGAAGAATTGCCTATCAGATACTATAATCCATTAGATAAGAAATTCCATAGATACTTTCCAGACTTTGTTATCAAGACAACTAAAAATAAAAAGTATATGATTGAAATTAAACCATCAAGACAATGTGTCAAACCTAAAAAACCTAAATTAAAAACTAAATCTTATATGCGTGAGTCATTTAACTATATCAAAAATAAAGCAAAATGGTCAGCGGCAAAAGCTTATTGTGTAAATAATAGTATGGAATTTAAATTGATTACTGAAAAAGAATTAGGATTTAAATAGAAAATGATGTGCCACACCCACAACTAGATTTAGCTTTTGGGTTGTTGAATACAAAGTTTGCACCAAATATATCGTTCTTATAATCTAATTGCATACCTAGTAAATACAATTCAAAACTTTTATCTACTAACAATGTATCATCAACAACTAAATCATCATCTTTTGCTGTGTCTTCAAATGACCAGTCATAACCAAAACCAGCACAACCACCACCCTTTACAGATAGTCTAACATAGTTCTTACTATGTTTTTCTTTTAATTCTGCTAATCTATTTTTTGCGTTTTCTAATATTGTTATCATTTAATTAATCCTAAAATCTGTATTGTCAATTTTTACACCTTTGTTATGAATGCCAACTGCAATAGTATCAGCTTTTACATTGCTTACCTTTTGTGACCAATGCATTTGGTCTTTAAATTTTGATTCACTTTTTTCTTGAATTAACTTATTGATATCTTTTAAATTAACTTTTTTATCTTTTAATCCTTCTTCCAACAATTGTGACCCTAACTCTGGTGAAATTATTTGATATAATTTGTCTATTGTCATTTTATCTTCATCTGAAAAGATTCTGTTATGTCGTAATTGTCGTATTTCTGATTCAATTCCTGATAATGCTTTTACAGCTACTTTATGTTTTGCTTTTTCTTCTTTTCCATATTCGTCAGGAGAATCTTCTTTTAATGCATCCAATCTCGCTATTTCTGCTTCGTGAGCTGATTTAATATTTTCTAAATCAGCCATTTTAAGTTTATGCTCTCGGTCTCTTTCCAAAGGATCAATACTCATACCTTTATAGTCTTCTTTAAGAGCTATTTTTCTTATATGTTTAGGGGCGTCTTTTCCTTTTTCTTGATATATTTCTGCCGCTAATACCTCAACTTGGTCAAACATTGATTTAGCTTGAAGTGTCATTGCGTCTGCGTCTTCTTGCGATACTTTACCTGACGCAGCTGTTCTCAATAAATTTGTAGCAATTTCTCTTATATAATCTAATTTGTGTTCATCATACATTGCCTCTTCTTTAAATTCTGCTGAGGCCATTGACATAAGTAATTTATCACCTGTTGCCAAAGTATCGTCTACTTCTTTTTTAGAAACTTTTCCTTCTTTAGATTCAGCTTTGTCTGCCATTGCTTCTGTAGCACCTTCAACTTCTTGTAGCATAGTAGTATCTCCACCAAACCATTTATATAATGCAGGACTTAATCTTTGTAAAAATTTAGATTTTTCTTCTACTAATCTTCTATTAAATTCATCTTGCGTGAGTTTATGTATATCTTCTAAATGGTCTAACATTAATTGTTGAGTTTGACCAACTTTACTAGTTAAATATCCCATACCAGCCGCTAATGCAATTGCTAATGAAGCGGCAATAACAACAGGCCAACCCACTATTAAACCACCAATAGTTAATGCACCACCAGCAGCAGTACCAAGTAATCCAAACATTTTAGCAGTTAACAATAATGCTGGACCTGTTAATGCAACTTTACCCCAATCAAAACCATTATATTCAGCGGCAACTTTATCACCTGTTATAAAATCTGTAAGAGACCATAATGCCATAGCAACCATAGCAGGTATTATTGCCATAATAGCAGTTCTAAATTTTAATAATCCAAATAAAACAGCAGCAGTTGGTAATCCTAATTTAATTTGTTCTTTAACAGCAGGGTCATCTACATCAAAATGTTCAATTAAAGCGTCACCTGCCAAATCAGCCAACATTAAAAACAAACCTGCTTTGAATATCTTACCTGCAAAGGATTTTAATCCTGCCATAGTAAATAAAGCTGTACCTGCACCTAGTAATTGGTCTTTTAATCTTGAACCAAAACCTTCTCCTGCGTCATCAACTGCACCTTTAAGACCAGTAAGTGTGCCTGCGCCACCACCTGCACCACCTCTTTCAAGGGCAAGTTCTTTTTCATTTTCCCTTGCTCTACGTTCAGCGTCTTTTTGTAAATCTAATTGTGATTTTAATATTTCCCAAACAGCGTGTACTTTTTGAACAGTTGCCTCTTGAAAAGTTTTAATCTGGTCTAATACACCTATAGATGTTTCACTAACTTCTTTAGTAGTGTCTTCTGCCATTGCTCTAGTACCAAGCAATGTTGCACCAACTTTATTCTGTATATTATTAGCGACCAACTCTACGTTGTCGGCAACTACCATAGATTCTGCCATTGATTACTCTTCTTTTTTATGTTTGCCTAGTATCTCTACTATTTCCCAACTGCCGTCTTCGTAATGATGTACTTGAGCGTCAACTAAATCACACATAAATGCTAATGAGTCACCGTGTATTTGATACGTGATACCATTAATCTCTACGCTATCTGTACCTTCTGCTCTATTTCTCCACTTTTTCTCAACTTCTCTTTTTGTTTTTAAGCAATCGGACATATTATCTGCACCTTTATGGTCTATTAATTGACCATCTGAAAATACACATACTGCAAATACTACTTCTGGATCGTGTGCGTGTTCACCTGCTTCTAGTGGACATTGTTGGTGTCCATCATCTCCGCAACCTGTACAATCTGCTTTTGCTTGATTATGTAAGAAAACTCCAAATATTATTGCAATAGCAAATATAGCACCTAAAATCTTTAATAACCATTTAGTATCGCCGTTCTTAAAACCTATTTTGTCTATTAATGTTTTAAACATATTTCTCCCTATCTAATAGGTGGTACGTACATTACGCCACCGTTCTTCCAAAGATTATTTAATCCTCGTTCTAATGCAAGTGGAGTATTAGGTCCTACATTTCTCTCAAATGATTCCCCATAGTTTCCTACTTGTTTGATAATGTTATAACCAAATTTCATACCTAACCCTAACATAGGACCGATATAACCTTCAACACCTAATATTCTTTTAACTTCTTTTGATTTAGCAGTTAACATTTCATCAACATTTTTACTAGTGATACCTGCTTCTTCAGCATTAACCATAATAAAATGTGTCCATCTAATTACATCTTCCCACTCTTGGTCGCCTTGTCTTACAAGTGGACCTAAAGGTTCTTTAGATATAATTTCTGGTAATACCATCCATTTACTTGGATCTTCTGCACCAGACCTAGCACTTGCTAAACCAGAGGCGTCTGTTGTGAATACATCACACTCACCACCAAATAGTTTTGCTTTTGCTTCTTTATTACCTTCAACATATATTGGTCTATATGCCATATTGTTTTCTGCAAAATAATCATTTAGATTTAATTCACTTGTAGTTTCTTTTGTAATACATACAAACGCACCATCTAAACCTTTAGCACTTTTAATTCCTAATTCTGTTGGTATTAAAAACCCTTGTCCATCATAATAGTTAACTCCTGCAAATTCAAACATCAAGTTAACATCACGACTAATTGTCCACGTTGTGTTTCTTGCAAGTACATCAATATTACCTGACGCTAATGTTGGAAATCTTTGAGCAGCATTTAATCCTACAAATTCTACTTTACTTGAGTCACCAAATACAGCAGCGGATACTGCCTTACAGAAATCAACATCTAAACCACTCCAAGTTCCACTCTCGTCTTGAGCAGAAAATCCTGGTAAGTTAGCATTAACTCCACATATAACATATCCTCTCTCTTTCACTTGTTGAAGTAAACCTATTTCTTTTTCTACTACAACTTTTGAACCTTTATTACTATTACTAGTAAAAGCAACTGCTAAGAATACAGCTACTAACATCAAAACACCAATGATATTTTGAATACTCGTATGATTTATTTTTTTCATAATTTATCCTATTTCGTTAATACTTTAGTTTTCTTTTCTTTTTTCTTTTCAGATAATGATTTAGCAGTACCACCTAGTTTCAAACTACCTGATTGGTCAGGCATTTTGTTTTTGATACTAATTATATTGCCATCTGCGTCAACTTCTGCTAAAGAAGGACCACAAATAACTCTACGACCATCTTTTAACTTTTCTATTGCTCTCTTCTCTTTCAAGCAATCCATTAATCCATCGTACTTAACGAATTCGCTTGAAGTATCGGTCACAATAAACATAGTTATAATGGTAATTAATGTTGTTGCATCCATATTTACTCTCCCGAGTGTCCGTTTTTGACACTTCTTATTTTATCTTTTAATTTTTCAACATCAGCTAGAACCTTTTCCATATCTTTCTGCAATCTCTCAATATTAACGGCATTGTTCATCATATTTTGTAAATCTTTTTGTATGGACTCTACTTGTCCACTTAAAAATTCAATCAACATAAATTGCTCTGAATCAGCAGGCGGTGAACCTAAATCACCTCTCGGCCATTTAATTCTAAATTCATTGTTCTTTTCTATATCAGTTACTAACGCTTCTTCTGCTTGTGTTAAATCTTTTTCTAATAGTGTTGTATTGGTCTCCAATTTGTTCAATCGCTCAATCACACCAAAATATGCCCACACGCCGACAGCAACGGCACCGATTATAGCGATTAAGTTCTTCATAGGCATACTTACCGCTGTTTGGTCTGATACTCTAATTTCGTTTTTTGCCATAAATATCCTTATTTATTTTTAGGTAACTTCGCACCTGGTTTACCAACATACAACCCAAAGAAAGCGGCACCAGCACCAACTATAGTTGATATGTACATTGCTTGTGAATTGGTTGGATCAGGTAATGTCATAAACCAAGTTACTGATTTATAGAAAGCATAGATGTATGCTAACATTACTAATCTAGGTATAACTCTAAACTTGTCTAATAAACCTGCTGTCTTATTATACCAAGTAGCAGCGTCTTCGCCTTCATCAGGTACCAGGTCGCTTTTGTTTAGTTCATACTCTTCTGTTGTCTTTTTTACTTTTATTAAATCGTCTGCCATAACTTCCTTTATTTTTGTCCTGCATTCTTTAACCTAATCCTATCATTTTCTTCTTTGATATGATTGGATAACAAATTAACATATATTTCCCTCTCCCAAGGCACCATATTCTCCAATTCAGTCAATGAATATTTATGATGTTGCATTAATGCAAAATTCACCTGATAATAATTCTCTAACGATTCGTGAGAGAGGGCAATACGAAAAAATCCTGTAATCCAGATAACGTAAGCGTTGTCTTAACTTTCGTTTTAGGATTCTCTAATTCTACGTCTTGCTTAAGTTTAGGCATACTATCAAAGAAATCATTGATTTTCTTGTATGCTTTACTGTCTAAACTCTCTAAAAATTTATGCAATTCTGCTTTAGTATAATCACCAACAGCGTGTATTTTGTCGCCTTCATACACTTGATATACTGAATTGGCTAGCAATTCAAACATCTGCTTGGTTTTCATATTCTTTTTACCAACATTTTCAGGATCAACGGAATTAATGGTAGGATAACTCATAATCAACCCTATCTTTTTATCCTCATCAACCACAATATTATTAGTATGGTCTTCATCTACGTGGACTTCCACTTTAGATAAATCAATTTCTACTTCTGCATAAGTTTTCTTATCATCAGGACATAACAATTTAAGTTTTGTTATTTCACCAACTGATTTTGACCTTATCTGTAAAAATATATACTCTACATCAAATATAGGTAGTGTATTGATATCTACAGAACCAAAAGTACAAGCGTGTACTATTTGTTTTAAAGCCGTAACCATTTCTTTATTGTTATCTGACTCTAATGCTTGTAGCAATATCTTTTCCTCTTTTACAAGGAAAGGTCTGAATTTCACTTTAACATCTTTAGATGGTAATGTCAATTCATATGTCGCTGTTTCTAATATAGGCAATGCCATAATTTACTCCTTTTTATATTATATTACTTATTTATCACAAATGGTGGATATACCCTGCCTCCTGTACTCTTACCAATTGGAATATCTCTTCTAATTTTCTCAATAACTTGTTTACTTGCTCTTTTAATCTCTGGTGGCATTTTACCTAATATGCCTCCAAATATACCATAGTTCTTAGCAGGTTTAATGTTAGGCATATCTGGTACTCCTTGTCCAAATTTAACATTATTTAATGCGTCTAATGTTATATTCTCCCAAGTTCTAAATGCAAAACTTATAGGTATGTCCATAGGCATTGGATCATCTGTTAGTGATTGATACTGTATCTCTCCAATTGTTTCTGGATATACTTCGTGCAATCTTACACCATAAGTCAATCTATAGTTATCACTATAGCCTGTATCTTGGTCTGTTTCTCTATATTGTCCTAACTGATAAATTTCCATAGACCCTATGTAATTATCGTAGTATTGTAAATTGTGTGTATCAAGACTATGCATTTTACCTTGCCAAGTTTCAAAAAATGCTCTTTGTCTTAAAAACTTATCTCCCATAAACATACATTCAATTTTTGATCCATAACCATATGCATATGGCATTTTTCTACCTGGACCATAAGTTACAAAATTTTCTGTTAATACATCCCTATGAGGTAATGCAACAGACGTACACATCAACTCAACATTTTTTATCATATCGTTTGATTGTAATGTATCTACTTTATCAAAGTCAGTAGAATAAACTTGTTTAGGTGGATATAATCTAATTAAAAATCTATTTGCTCTAGCAATACCTTCGCCTCTATTAATTTCAGACACAAATCTACCAATAGATGTTTGTGGATTGGTTCCAGGTTGTCTTCTTAATCTTTTATCGCCTTCAACATTATCTAATGTTCTATCTCTCGGTAGGCCAACTCTTATGTCCATATTACCGATACGTTTACCTGCTCTAAATATTGCCATATCTATTTCCTGTTTTTGTTTCTACCCATATAATGCTCGGATGGTTCGTAGTTCCATTTATGTCCGTGATGACCCCTAACGTCAGCGTACCACATTCTTAACTTTACTATCATAACTCTCCATAATGTTCTCTTTGCCATTTCTTATCAAATTGCTCTCCTACTATCAGCAAAAACTTGACTAGCTGTTGCCTTTTTAAATTGTTGTACTGGTAGATATACTGCCATCGCCATTTCATCTGCGTCTACTCTTAAAAAGTTTGACCTTATGTGTCGCCACAAATATTTCTTAATTGTTGGTTTAATCAAAGGTATATTTTTAAGTGTAGAATACGTTGCCATTATTTTTGTTGTACTATCAAACTGCGTATTACTAGCATATCTTTGTATTTCTTGTAATAATCTAAATCTCATTATGTATGGTAAATAATGAAAATTTAATCCAACAAAACCGCCTCTAAATGTATCTACTGGTAAAACTAATGGAAATGTATCATAATATGGTAATTTCTTTTTAGTTTTAGGGTCGTAAAAATACATATTCAAACGTCCAGCACTAGGTCTACTATTCAGTTTACCTTGTCGCATAAGACCAGTAGCAGTTGCTTTATTTGCTATACTTTGTACTGCATTCCTGTACCAGGATGCTGACTTTAGTACACCTGCTTGCCTGTCTTTTAGTGGTTCAAATATATTTGCCATACTACTATTTATAATGAAAAAGGGCACCTATTACTAGGTGCCCTTGAAGTTTTAACGTTTATTTGAGAGAGAAAGGTTTACTCTTCGTCTGCCAATTTGCTAAAATAAGACAATGTATCGTCTTCCTCACTAGCAGGTTTAGAGTTCACAACGTTAGTACTTTTCACCTGACCATTGGTCTGTTGTGGGAGGTCAACTGTTTCAACAGTTTCGGTGCTTTGTGTACCCATAATTACCCTATTCAGTTTCTCTTTGAGTTCGTCATAGGTTTTAAAATTACTAGGGTCTACAAAAGGTTTTAAAGGATACTGTTTCGCCCATATCTCTTTTATAGCAGTATCTTCACTTGCTACTGGCGTAACACCTTCAAATTCAGATTTGTCGTAGTTCCAATAACCATCAACTTTTCTAATTTTTAGTTTAAAGTTTGCACCTTTCCAAAAATCAAATGGGTTGATTGCCTTTTCATCCGCAAATTGAGGTTGCATTGCTTCTGATATCTTATCAAATATCTTTTTACCAAATTTGTATAAGAAAACTTTGCCTTCATTTTCAGGATGTTTTGGATCACTTACAATATAAATGTTAGAATAATATGATAATTTTCTTTTTCTCTTACGAGCAATATCCTTATCACTATCTACACCTGTATTCCATAATCTAGTATTATCTTCACTAACTGGATCTTTAGAATTTAAAGTTGTTAATGAATTTTCAATGTACCAACCGCCTTTGTCTTGAAATGCGTGTGACCATACTCTTTGCCAAGGCATTTCTTCGCCATTAGAAGCAGGTAAAAATCTAATAACAGCATAACCGTTACCAGTTTTATCTAACTCTGGTTTCCAAAGTCTATCGTCTTGATACTTGTTTTTGTTTGCTTGATCCTCGGGACCGAGGTTCTTTTCAAGTGCCTTTGTAATATTATCAAAGTTACTTGATGATGATTTTAATGTTTCAAAATCCATATGTATTATCTCCTTGTATTAACATATTCGTTGTATTTGTGTACCCTATATTATCGGGTTCATTATTATTTATACACTCATTATGTTCATAATAACATTATTTGAGCATATTGTCAAGTGTGGTATAATCTATGTACTTAATATTTGATAGATTTTTCCACTCTTCAATCTTTCCATTTACCTTATCTCTACCATCATTATATCTATTGACTTTATAGAAACGTATGTCTGGATACCATTCCGCTAACATCTTCCATTGATTAATCCAGTTAATAGCTGGTGTTGGACTGTTATCTTTGGCTGTATAATGCTTGGTACTCTTGTATATATTGTTAATCTTATCATTATGGCTATATAAATCGTGTCCTATTATATACACTTCACAAGGTTTCTCTCTTTTAACTGCAACTAAACCAGAAGAAGGACCACAAGCCCAACCGTGGTCTCTAGGGTCGCTTATATCGTCTATTGAGTGTGAGTAATCTGGTTCTTTTATCCAACTGACTTTAACTGTTGAATTAAGGACATTTTGTTTAGTAACTGCACCATCTTTTTTTAATATACTCACTACACCTTTTAAATTAGCACCGTGTAAAACATATTCTTTACTATCGCCACGTTCATTACTGACTATGCCACCAAGTTTCTTTGCTAGTTCTAAATCTTCTTTAGGTACTCCACTTTCCATAACTGCGTTATATGATTGAGCAGGCACTTTAGTCCAATTTCTAAAATAACAAGGTATCTTTTGTGCCATACCAGCGTGGTACATTTCGTGGACTATGCCGTGGTCTACACCAGTTAACACATCACATAAGTTCGGATAATCTCTATAAATGGCATTGCAACCATATATCTTACCAAATTGTTTATACTTATTTAAATCTATACCAATTCTACTTTCACCATTACCAATACAGAATACTCTAGCAGACTTCTTTTCTGTTTCTAGTTCTTTTATCATTTTATAATAATCGTCAGCGTCTTTATCTGTCATTATCATATTAAAAATAGTTAAAGTTTATATTAACTCTCCGTGGTTGGTCTGTTGTGTTTGTACTACAATGTTCAAAAGTTGGATCAAAAAAGATTGCTCTATTAGCAATACTATCAATTTTAGTACCGTCTTCAAGTTTTGTATATCCATCGCAAGTGTTTAAACAGAATAGACACGTCTTATATGGTAGTTTACTAGGTGGAAAATCTTGGTGCATACTATGTTCAATAAATTTATTTTGATTTGGATATGAATTTATTTTTACTCTTACTAAAGTTCTCAACTTAAAATCATCATCACGTTGAAATAATTTATTCAAAATTGGATCCATTAATTCAAAAGATGTATTAAATGTTGGTCTATCATTATCATATAACATATGCATATTAAAAAATTGATTACCTATTTGACCTCTTTCGGATTCTTTTACTATTGTATCATAATAAAACCAAGGAAAGTATCTACCCATTACCTTTGATTGTATGTCTTCAAAATCTTTCTTATCTAAAAAATTGTCTATTACTATATGTTCCATTAAAAATAGTTAAAGTTTATATTAACTCTCCTTGTATCATTTGTTGTATTTGTACTGCAATGAGGAATACTTGGATCAAATAATATTGCTCTATTTTCTTTACTATCAATTTTAACTGAATCTTTTCCATTATCTATCTTGGTATATCCATCGCAAGTGTTTATAGCAAATAAACACGCCTTACGGTTTAAACCACCCTTACTCGGCCAATCTGTATGCTTAGTATGTTCTCTAAATGTACCTTGATTAGGATAGTTATTAATTTTTACTCTTATTAAAGTATTCATACGAAATCTAGGGTCATCAAGTTTCATTAACTCACCCAAAACTGGATCCATTAGTTCAAAAGAATTCTGAAATGTTGGTCTGTCATTATCATATAACATATGCATTGAATAAAATGTTAAATCTTTTTTATGTTCGTTCTCTCTTACAATTTCATCATAATGAAACCAAGGAAAGTAATTACCCATTATTGTTTTCTTTATCTTATCAAACACCTTTGGTTGTAAGAAGTTATCTATGACTTCATATGTTCTACTTAACTCTTCCATTTAATATTACCTCCATTGCTTCTAATATTTCTTGTATAGTCCACGTGCCGTTTATTTTCTTTTTAAGATTTGAGTTCACTAGTTATAATCTCCTTCATTATTAATTTTGCTTTAGTTCTATTAAATGATATAAATGGTTTCATTTTTTTGAGTTTTCTGGACATATCAGGCCACACAACTTTTTCCGTAATTTGTTTATCCCAGTTTTTAATAAAATTAAGAACCGAGTCAATGATGATGGCGGTTGGGAAGTTAACTCTCCTTTGAATAAGTAAGCGTAGCATTCTAGGATGTTGCCCATTAACCACGCTGAAACCATCATCAAAAGAAATACCCCTCCTGCTAAAGTCATAAACAATACTATTAATACTGTTTCGTAAACTGTAGTCAAAAGACTCAAAATATTTTCTGTAATTGAGGTAGGTTTTGTGTCCATCGTCATTTAATAAGTTACCAATCCATTTCTTACTATCGTCAACAAAATTACTTACAAAGAATTCAAGCACTTCACTTGGACTATATCTTGTAGATAACTTGTAGAAGAAGTATCTATCTTTCCGTTTAGTAAATGAATCCAATGTTGCATTTACCTTTCCACTATATTTATAATAGTCGTAGGTGTCTGTTGTAAAATGTAACTTAACACCTAGATATATTTTATATACATCAAAGCCACCATATGCCATATTAATACCAACTAGGCGTATCTCTTTTAGTCCATACTGCAAGGTGTGATTTGTATTTCTTATAATAATCTCTATACGCTTTTAGACTATCACTATTCCTAACATCATCTGGCATAGCAGTTGTAGGTTGTGTAAATTGTTTTACGAAATCTATATTTTGTGGAGTGTGTTTTAGTATATCATTTAATTTCTGATACGTTAAATGTATTTTGCCATACCTGTGTGTATACTCGGTACATAATGCATTGAATAAAGCATACAAGTATTCGTAATTAGCTTTTGAAGCTCTTGCCCATATAGCACTAGGATGTTGTAGCCAGCCAGCGCCATATAATATATTATCTAAATTCGGATTAGGGTGTTTATGAATTGTTTTTTTTCTACCTTTGTCTGTAGTAATAACCATTCTCTGGCCATCTAGTACTCTATGAGCAGTACATAGTAATTGAGCATACTCTAATATCATTTTAACACAATGTTTATCATTGTGATATTGAGCAGCTTTGGTTACATCTTCGTCTAGGTAAAATATATTCATATATCTCTCATTATATACCAAAAATTGCTATTTGTCAAGCAAATACTTGTAGCAAATAGGGAAGTGGTCTTTTATGTGTTTTGATAGTGGATAGGTAACCATTCTTGTTTCTTCTTGAGCATTACTCTTATTTCTTTGATTACATACTCTACTAAAGGCATATACACTACCTGACCATATCCATTCTGTCATCATACATTGAGGTAATACCATACGTGCCATTTCAGGTGCAATACCTTCCTCTAACATATAATTATAAGTTCCTTTACACGTATCTATTAACTCCATAATATCAAATTCAATCTCTTCTTTACTTGAACCTTGTTTAATATTTTCAGGTGGTCTCTTTCTCCACATAAAAGGTATATAGAATTCTGGTTTATCATCTACATATCTTCTACTCACTTCGTTCCAACTTAAACCTACTTGATGTTTAACTAATTGTCTTGCAACAAAGATAGGTGCTTTAATTCTAAATGATAGAAAGGCGTGAGCAAATGGTGACCAATGTCCCCATTTCGCCAAATACTTAATTAACTTGTCATCTTTTTCATCAAGTACATCTTTTCTTTTTGCAAATGATACTCTAGCAGCATTTACTACTGATAGGTCACTACCTAATTTATCTATAAGTTCTATATCCATTATATCTTTCTCCCCATAGTTTCAAAATCTGATTTATCTACAACTTGATAATTACCTTTGTTATATGCTAGACCAATTGTCTTGCCTTCAGGTAATGTAACTTTAGGTAAAGTTCTTTTTACACACGCACCTGGTATTGTATCACTTGTAGGTATAGAAATTCTTTTAAGACCATTTATATCTAAAGACAAATCAGGTAATTTAAAACCTAATAGTGATTCTTTAAATGCTTGATAGTTTTTATACTTCTTCATTATGGCAACATTCCAGGTTTACCACCTTTTAACAGGTTTAGTTGTGCTGATTGATGTTGTATTTTTTCTTTGAGTTGTTTTGTAATTAGACGTGCTGTAGTTTCAATTTCAATATTATTTTCATCACAATATTTAACAATAGCATCCACATAAGATAGTTCTTTATGCTTCTTTACTATATCCTCTATAATTAGTGAAAATTCTTTTGAGTTCATTGTATTACTATAACATATTTTCTAGTAAATGTAAAGTGTGTAGTTTCTGTTGCCACGTACTACACAACGCCGTTTGCCTAGTAACTAGGCAGCAAGAGCTAAACTTTCGTTTGCTTTTATAGTTTTGATAGTACGCTATCAGCGATTTAACTCCAAATAGTTTTAGTAGTAGTCGAATCTAACTCACCCCCTTAAAGCACACTATTATATGTGTTTTGAATTGGTGGAGGTGGTGGGAATCGCACCCACGTCCTCACTAGTTATTATCTATTCTTCAACGTCAAATTCATTATAAATCTTTCCCTAATCTTGGTGGTTCAGTCCATTGTAAATCAAATGACTTATACATCATACAAGATTCTGTACCTGCCATATTAGTTACTACTGCTATTGATTGAGAAAAGTCTTCTGATATCCAGTAGGTAACGTAATATACAATTTGGTTTTCAGGTTTTGCATTCTCTCTTCCAACTGACATATTAGCCATTAGAAATTTATGATGTTTTAAATACTCTTCAACATATTCCTGTTTACCACAAATAACTGGCATTGACATCCAATATAATTTTGCCATTTGGTCTTGTTCAGGCTGTAATGGTTCTATAGTATTAGGTGTTTCTGGTGTTTGCTCAGCTATAGCAACAGTACTCATTAAGAGTAATGCTCCAAAAATTAGTGATATTATTGTCTTGTACATAGTGACCTCTCGTGGATAAAATTTAGGCCACTTTGTTAATGATTTTGCTTGATTTTATCTTTGTTTAGTTCTTCATAGTATTTATAAAAATACTTTATAGATTCTTCAAGTTTTGGTTCAAATTCTTTTCTATTTTTGACAAAAGAACGCATAGTGCCATCTTCACCTGCCATTAATATAACTAATTGTTCAATGCGTTTACCGAATATCTCCTCATACATCATTGCATAAGCACAAGTTTGTATATAATAGTTTTCTATCCAACTTTCTTGTCGTTCTTTGTTTGCTGTTTTGAAATCTATTACTGATAACTTGCCATTGTATTCTGCGACACAATCTACTTGACCTGCAATAGTCAATTTATGACTATACATAATCTCTTCTAGTAAATGTATATTATTAATTTGGTCTATGTAAGGTAGCATTAATCTAAACATACCCAAAGGTAGTACGTCCCTAATACTAGGAGTTTCACCTCTTAAATATTGTTCAACAAGTGTATGAGTTGCTTTACCTCTTCGTGCCGCTCTACCCATTTCCCAATTGGCTGCTTCTTCACCAACTGCTTTTCTCCACTTATCTAATCCTTCTTTTTTCTGTACACCTAAAACTGTTGTGATAGATGGATAGTTTTTACCATCAACGTCATAAAAACGAAAACCGTTTATACGTCTACCTTTTGTTTTTGGAAGTTTATTTTTATCTAAATCAACCCAAGAAAATTTACTTGCCATTTTGTTTCCTCAATTTCTTTCTCAAATCACTTATTCGGTGTTTGATACCGTCTATTGTTGTGTACATCCATCCACAATCGTGTGGTTCAATTTGAGTTCTAAACCACTTGATTGTATCTTTTAATACTGTAATCTGCTTTTGTATATTCATAATCTTATAATAACATTATATTAGCACTTTGTCAATGCTTAAATAGACCTGTGTAGCATATAATGGTCGGTAAGTTTCTTACGTTCCTTTATTTGCTCATTATTAAGAGTATTTACCTCTCAGCTAGGGTCATATGGCTCATATATCGTCTTTCCATCAGAATTTCTATAAGCTCTTAATATCTGCTTTCTATTATCTTCTGAATTCTTATATGAGCAATGGATCCAACCGCTATTAGGTTCATCCACATTGTGGTACTCTAATATCAATTGGTCAAAATCTAAATTGTCAATGATGTATTTTGCTAGTTCAGCATTTGGTAACCCAAATATTTCAAAATCAGCGGCTTGGCCTTTGGCGTGCTGTGATTTTAAGCTTGAACCTATCTTAACACATAATTCTGGTGAACGGTAACCACTTGATACTGATACTACCTTACCGTAATGAGTTCTAATTGGTTGTAGTATGTTCTCACATAATTTCTTTAAATTATCTTGATGGTCTTCACTAGGATTATTACTAATACCATTCCGTTCAGCGGTCTGGCTTTTAGTCATTTCTTTCAACGAAAAGTTTTCGGTTAATTTCATTTATTATCCTCTTGTTAGTTTTAATAGTTTCTCTATTTGCGCCTTAATAATTGGACCTCTATTAGGCCAATGTATATAAGGTTCATCACTTTTTTGTAAATTATATAAGAACGGTAACACAATCTTTTCAATATCTTTAAACCTTGCTTTAGTTTCTTCATCACTAATTTCTTTTGTTATCGTTTCTTTATCGTTCACTATTTGCATAATTTCGTTCATCATACTTTTGATAGTAGAAACATCTGACTTAACTTTAGATAGTTCAATGTTTGTTCCTTCTACTACTTTAGGATCAATGCTCGGTGTGTCTGATGGTTTAGATGATACTGGAGTGAAACCCCAATCGTTATCTAAATCAAACCCACGCATAAAGTCTGGTATATCTTTACTCATTAATCTGGTACTCCTTGTCGTCTAGCTTTTATTCTTGCTCTAGCTCTTGCTTGGTCCGTTTTAATTTCTTTTGTTCCTCTACGTCTATGATGTTTAGCAAAAGAGCTATTTGGGTGTGCTTCTGCTATTTTTTGTTTAACATCTTTCCAACCGCCGTCTTCTCTATAAGAAATCCCTTGGACGCCAGCAACTATATTTATGGGTACAGGTACTTGTCTAATATGTTTATTCTTCTTTAGATAATCTTCCATTTCTGAAATCATCATCATATCGGTCCACTTCTTACCTGTCTTCTTATTTTCAAACGTATATCTAGGCATTAAGATATCTCTTCTTGTACCACTTATAAAAACCTTTGTCTTCAAATAACTCCACTATTTCAGGAGCAGATACTTGTTCCATTAGAATACAATCAGCTATATCTTGATATTCTGATTTTTTAATTTTTAACTTCATATTTCTTTTTCAATTTGTTATATTCATCTTCATTTTTTGGTGCAAAGTATTTCTTTAACATAGGAGCAATTACACCTTTGCTTCTACCTCCAGCACTTCTATCAATTCGTCTAGGAGTTCTATTAGTTGTCATATTCTTTTTACTTGTCATCTTTTTTCTGTAATCTAAAAAAGTAAGATATTGTTTTTCTTTCTTTAAAAGTATAATCTAAACAAGGTGCGTGTTGATTAGCACCACTATATAAAACCAATCTATTTGGAATAGCACTTATATATATGTCTGGTGTTTTCTCCATTTGAGTATGAAAAAATGCCGTACCACCATCATATGCTTGGTCAAAATACATAACTGCTGCTATTAAAGGTTCTTTATCTTCTATAGAAGTATCTCTATGTATGAAACCATATTTACCAAAGTTTTGTGGAGATTGTTTTATCTCACTCAATACAATTTTTCTAGCAAGTGTCTTGAAATCAGTAATTTTATTTTGTAAAATACTTTCTATCTTGTTTATAGTAAAATCGTTCTCTTTATCATATGGACTTTCATAACAAGGAAACGCCTGTAATCTATTTCCATAATGATTTTTAAATGGTTGATGTGATTCACGCCATTGTAAATTATCTAAATCTTTTTTAATTTCCCAATATTTGTCTGCTGGGAAAAAACCTGGAAGAGTTACTATTCCACCATTTAAAACATAATTTAACATATATTTTAAATGTCCTTTAGAGTTTCAATAATTTCTTTATTATCTGCAATGACTTTTAATTCTTTAACAACTGTTTCAACTGAATCCATATGCGTTGCAACACCAACAGGATTATTTAAAAATACCTGTATGTTTGCTTTTGACTTTGCAATATTACCTTCAGCGTGTTGTTTAACTGCGTCTATTATTAATTGTTTCATTAATGATATGTTACCTTTTCTGGTTGATATTTAGCCCTTAACTTCTGCCATACTCCGTGCCAAAAGTTCTTTGACCATTCTGTTTGTGACCTATCTAATGCTTTTTCTGCTTTTTTAATTAAAACATCAGCACATCTAGGGCAAGCGTATAAGTGTGTATTCATAAGTATCATAATATCATTTTTTATCATCTTTGTCAATGGTAGTATTTGTAGGGGCGTGTATTTCTACGTTCTTACAAATATACTCAACTCCTTCTTTAATAGCTCTAGTTACTTTACAATCATAACCTGTTATCTTTGATAACGCCCAATCGTTAGTTGTAGGTAAATCGGCAGCTGATAATGCCAAGTCTGTACCTGTTTTAACAAGTGAAGTTACCTTATATTGTGAATAAGAACCAGTACTAGTTGCTAACCAAGCAGGTGCTGTACCACAACCTGTTAATAACATAATAACTGCACCAATCATAATACCTTTAATAAAAGATATCCAATATACTCCATAAGTAGAACAACCAGTTTTTTTCTTAAACCACTCTATTCTTTCTTTATGCCAGTCTATTATTTTCATTTCTTAACTCCTGGCTCTAAATAGTTTTTTGGTTTTTCATTCCATTCCATTATCTGGTCTAGTTTGATTCGTATTTCATCTGGATCCAAACCTAGTTTCATTAACTCTTCTGTACCCATACTCTTAAAAAACTCTTCATAATCTCTATTCTTTAAATCTCTCTTACCTAGTTTTGCAAAAAATGTTTTGTAAAACTTTTGCTTATCTCGGAGACCTTGCGATATAGTTTTCGCTCTAGTCGCTTCCCTTTGCCAATTGACTTCTTTTTCTTTTTTCTTACTTTTCGCTTCATTTGCTAATTTTCTTTCTCTTAATGATATATTAGCGGCAATCAATAATAATACTGCTAATGGATCAAATACAAATATTAATACAATGATAATCCATCTAACTGCTTTATCAAAATGTTCTTTTGCTTCATCACCATATATTAATTCTGCAACATATTTAAGTGGACCTACATCTGCTTCTATCTTTAATTGTTCTAGTTCTATATTACCTTTATCTAATGTCAATTTTGCAATCTTATCCATTGCAACTCTTATTTCATTATTTAAAAAATCTCTTTCTTCTTTTTGTTTCTTACGTTCTTTTAGTCCTCTACTAACATATTCCTTATCTATATATACCTCTAATGCTTTATCTAATAAGTTTAATGTATTTTCTGCTCTATCTATAACAACGTTTTCTTGTATAATCTGTCTATCTATTAATTGTATCTGTACATTATTATCACTCGTAGGTCTTACTTGGTCTAGGTGTGCCTTTGATAGAAAACCAAAGATACCCATACTAGTTACAAATACTAATACAATAACAGACGTTGTTAAATATCCTTTTATTGATTGTGGTAGATTTGGATTCTTCCAGTTATGATATAACCAACTGGCGGCAACTAACTTACCAACTTCTAATGAAGTACCCATAGCAATAATTGCTATCTTCGCACCAGCAAAAAGAGTTGCTAGTCCTATAATACTATATGCAGCTGCTATACCTGATATAGATATGGCACTTAACAGTACTACTAAAATGAAAAACAAATTTCTCATTATTCCTCTTTAATATCGTTTAATACTTTTTCTACTTTACCCATTATATTAATAACTCTTTGGTCATAATCTTCTGTAGTAGAAAACTTATCTAAAGTTTTTACTAATGCTTTTGCGTCTAGTAATTCACCGTCTTGTAATAATTTTGCTCTTAACTCTCTAAATTCTTTATATGCTGGGTGTTCATTTAATAATCTTATGTATTCTTTTACACTATTACATTTTGTTTCAAATACTCTAACACCCCAACCTGGCCACTTATCAACACCTTGTGGTAATAAATGTTTTTTAGTACTTTTAAATACTCTAATACCAAATAAGTTATTTGCTTCTACAGCAAATCTACTCTTACCCCAAGCACTCTCTAAAGCGGCTTGTGCTGTCACCATTTGAATAGGTACTCTTTTACTTGGTGGTGTATGATAATTTAAAAAATCAACACACTTGTTAAGTTCTATTATAAATTCTTTTGAGTTTGTATATTCAAAACTAGGTTCATTTAATCCTAATTTTTCTGCCCATTCAGCGTGTTCTATTCTAACTTCTTCTGTTGCTTGTTTAACTGCAATAGGATTAGGTGTAAATGTTCCTATACCATATGTTATAGTTGATATTGCAACAACTAATAATGTTGCTTTAAACCACCAATATGCTTTTTTGAAAAAATTAGATGTACTTGGTTTCACTTTCATTAAAACCTCGCTACTTTGTATTCATAACCACCGATTGATGGTTCATTTTTCTTTTGAAGAAAACTTATTTTGTTTTGAAATTTAGCCATACTTTTAAATATCTTTTCTGCTTGTAATTCAGTAAAGTTATCATATATGTCTTTTGACCAATCTCCAGTATAATAAGTCATAGAGAATTCGCCGTTTGTATTATCTATAAACTGTTGAATTTTATCTGGAACTTTTAAGATTATTCTCTTTAAATAGTGGTCTAGTTCTTTTGTCTTTCTCACCTCACCCATAATATATCCTTTTTTTATTATATATCTAATCCTATAGCATTCAGTTTAGGTCTAAAGCTATAAAACATATCATTATGATTTCCTGTATCCCCTAAATTACTCATTTGAAACAGGTGTATCATTTCGTGTCCTAATGTGTCCACAAATTCTTTTTTATTCTTATAACTAGGTATCATTTCTAATACGTAGTTTCTAGTTCCTTTTCTTTCTTGGTCATTAATAACAACTTGACCCCACACTCTAGGATATTCTCTATCCTTTATTTGTTTAATTTTAATATCATTAAACGGAGATAGTTTACCATCAAATACGTGTTTATTAATAAGTTTAAAATACTTTTTAATATCTTTAAATGTAGTTTTATACTTACGAGTTTTCACTTCGGCCAATTCCATCTTTAGTCTTTTTTTGACTTTCTGCCTTTTACTGGTTTTGGTTCTAACTCTTTTAGCCATTGCTTTTTCCTTTTTCTATCTCCTATTTCTAAAAAAATAAACATTACTAAACTTGATAAAATTATAATCAATAGTTCTTTAGGAACATATTGATATATCCAGTTCAAAGTATTAACTATGTTTTCAATTACACTCATAGTTACTACCTTTTAAAAGAGCACATTTAAACTCTTTATCATTTTGTTGTCTGATTTCACTAGCAAGACCATCTAGTATATTTGGTAGGTGTTCTTGTAATACGCCACTAAATTCATTTATCATAACGTATACTAACCTGTGTAGTTCTTGCTCCATTAAAGCAGTATGGTCTACACCGTTTCCACTCACGTTTTCTTTAATAACGTGTGCTATAACTGCTTTGTTATAATCATTTGCATTAGCAACATTGGATAGACTTGTTAGTCCAAACCATAATGCTAAATTCAATAATATAATAAACATCACTTTCTTCATAATATATATTTCTCTCCTAATATTTATTGTTTATATGTGTTTATTATACACAAATCCACAAGGAAAGTCAAGCACAAATAACCCTTGTTTTATAAGGGTTTTTTAACAAAGTGTTCTATTTTTGTTCTAATTTTTGATACAATTCGTTCCATCCGAAAGATTCTTTTACTACAGAATCACTTAACCCTTTATATGCTCTATGTAAAGTTTTATCTTTTACATTAAGCAAGAGTCTTGCTTCATCACTATGTAATCCTTCTAACATTTGGATAAACAAAGTTTCTTTTTGAGTTTTTGTAGTATTAGTATCTGCGCCTTTAATAAAATGCCACAAACGTTTTGCTTCAGTTTTAAGGATAGTATGCTCAGTACCTTTCGGTGCTGGATTTTCCATAAAAGGTGGTGTACCTTCTGGTAATTCCCACTCAATGCTAGGATCAAACGATCCTTTTAAAAGCATTCTTAAAGATGGATGGTCGTATCTTTTTAAGACCTCTATCTTTTTAGCTTTATCTTTTGCGTTATTTACTTTAGTTAAGACTTCTGAAAATAACAAGTCACCTGAACCAGCCGTAGCTGCCATTGCTTGCATAGAAGACTTACTCATTAATGATGGATGTTGTTTTGGTTCTTCTGCCATTTTATACTCCAATTTTTAATATTAATCATTATATCTATTTATATAACTTATCTACCTGTTCCGCTGTTAATCTTCTCCCTATACTCCAAAATAGCGTCTTTTCTTTTGTAGTATCTATATTCTCTCTCATCCATTTATGTGCTTTACCTTCGTATATATCGTCAATAAAGCCATTACCCACATCTTCCCATACTGGTTTTGCGTATGGTAAAGTTGTTTTGTACATTTCATAATCTTGATACTTCTTAAATCCTGATTCAAGATTACTAAATTGATTTAAATACTCATTAATCTTTTTACTACGGTCAACAAAGGTGACCCCTATAATTCTTTTTACCTTTTTCTTAAACTTCTCTATACCTTTTACTATACCTGCAAACTGTATACCACTACCTACTGCAATTACTATATTGTCTAACTTATCAGGTATGTTTTTAACTTGATTAGCAACACTATCAAATATTGATTCTGGATTCGTAGCAGCACTATTACCAAACTTGATTAACATATAACCATTTTTAGATATTAATTTTCTTTTAATATTGGCGTCTATCGCTGAAGTCATACCGTGACCTGCAACGTTTTCAATATCAGCACCATAGTGTCTTGATAATCTTATCATATGGTGATTATCTATTGTTTTAGGTGTTGTACCACCTACACCTATAATACATTTAAAACCAAAGTCTTGAGCAACGGCAGCTATAATTGGTGCTTGTGGACTATGTACAGATGAACCTGTTATTACACCACCATTGTGATTTTTTACAATATCATCTTTTACTTCTTCAAACAAACAAATTGCCTGTCTTGTCTTACCACCATTAACATTATCTCTACCATAGGGAGCATAATAATCATCCCTTTTATAATATATTTTATTGTGAATTTCTACTGGAGTTAAATCAGTTGTTTTCATATTATAATGGTATCATACAAGTGGAACAAGTTGTTAATTCTTTTAATATACCTATTAATAATACTGTTGATAATACAGCATTTAAAAATATTAATGCTCTATCGTGCCATAAAAATCCTACTACTAACCAACCAGTTGTTCCCATAAAACTAAAATACAAATCAAACATATGATTAAAGTCAGCTGCTCTAAAGCAAACTGCAATCATTAACATTAAACTTGCTACCCATTTTATATACCAAGATAAGTCACCTTTAGGTGTAATCTTTTTAAATACTCTTGTTGAATTTAATGCTTTTATTTTATCGTTTAATTTTATAAATTTTTCTTCTTTCATAATTCCTTTTATTAAGACACAGGCGAATTTTATACATATATGGTCGCCTGTGTCAATCGTATTGGTTACGATTCAATTAACGCATTAGTATGCGTAGTCAGTACCGTATAGTTTAGTTATCCCAGCAGCTATAATAGCTTTTGTAGGAGTACCCAATCTATAAGATGTACCTGAAGATGATTTATTAATATAAATCATATGACCTTTTGAACGTAGTTTGTCAACCATCGCTCTTGGTGATATAAGGTCGTATCTGTTTCTTAAAACTTTCCAAGAAACTGGTTCACCTTTCTCAAATAAGTTTATTACTTTTTGAGTTTTAGACAGTCTTTTTCTGCCTTTAGTTGCTGTTGCAACTTTACTTTTTGAAAAAAACATAATGTTTCTTCCTCCTTTATTTTTGCTTTTTAAAGTCTGCATAGGACTATTCCTCCACGGAATTCTTCAATTTCTCACACTTACTACTATCCCCTAAACAATCAAAAAATTTCTCCATTGAATTGAGTGTAGGTTTTTCTTTTGCACAACCTACAAAAGTAAGCATTACTAATATCATTAAACTATTTTTTATCATCATCTCCATTTAAATCCATATCAGATTCAAACATATCTGATCCATCTTGTAAATCGTTTAACTCTTCTTTAAATTCTTTATTAAAAACATTTGGTCTTTTTGGTTTCTTCATAAAATCATTATAGTCTATTCTAGCGGCACTTGCCTTACCACCTCTATTAAATTTGATTGATACCATTTTATTTGCCATTAATTGAGCTGCGTGTGCCATATTAAAATCTCTATAGATTAAACCTCTTATACAATCAATAACTAACGCAAGGTCTTTTGTAAATGTTTCTTTATTAGTTCTTAATCCCATATCACTAAATTTTCTTAATAATTCAAATCCAATTTCATCTACACTACCTTCAACAAATTCTCTAGTTTGTTGTTCTTTTAATCGTTTTGTAAATGGAGATTCCTGTGGATGAGTTATCTTCTTTTTAATTCTGTTTTCAGGAAATATAATTATCTTTCCTTTTTTATCTTTATCATTAGTCACGTGTAATCTCACCTTTAAAATTTACTAAACCTTTATTGTTAAAATATTCTATTAGTTGATTATATCCGCCGACTAGTTCACCTTCTATTTTAATTTGAGGCATTGCTCTTACTTTTTTACCAATGTCTTCAATTAACTTTGTAGGATCATTATTAAAATCTGTTTCTAAACTTTTTTCCGTATAAGTTAGACCAAGGCCTTTTAGCAAGGCCTTTGCCTTTACACAGTATACACAATTTTGTTTCGTATATACTGTGATATCTTTAATTACTAACTTGTCCATCTGAAACCTCTTCTTTTTTCATAAGTTTCTCAAATGACTTATTAGCGTGATACTTTAAGTTATAAGCGTCTGTAGCTTCAGCAATTGTATAGTTGAACATTTTATTATATTCACCTAATGGCAATCTTAAGCCTATCCAAGCTCTATAATAACCATTTTTTGTAAGGGTTACATCTTGCTCAAATATTTCATATCCTCTAACTGGTGTATCTTTAATAATATTGACCAATACAGATTCTACTTCACTAACAACGTTCTTACTGTTATGTTTACCAATTTCAGTAATAAATTGTTTCGACTCTTTATTCATCTCCCCTTTGATAATGTCTGCTAATTCAGCTTTCGCTATCATTTTAGCTTTCTCAATTGCGAGATTCAAGTCTGGTGAAACGCTAGTACCAACTCCAAATATACATTGCTTTTCTTTACCTTTACCAAATCTTGCTACATCACAAGCTTTAGTTTCAGAAAAATCAGCCATATACCATTTTGGAACAGTATTAACTACTTTACCTTTTTCACTTTTGATTTTATAATTTCCTGCACAATTAGTCAATAACAGACCAAAGACAGCAACTGATAAAATCTTAATGTATTTGTTCATTAGTTTTTCACACTCCTTTGTACATTATATAACAGTTCTTGTAATAAGTCAACGCTGGATTGAGCATAGCCCAAAAACTGTTCAGCAGTAACTCCATATACAATAACCAATAGGAGAGTAAGTATGATTATATTTTTAATCATTATTTTACCTTCCATTCTCCGTACTCATTTAAACACACTTTTCCGTACGATTTAAAAGCGTGACTTTTACGACTATAATATCTGCAATACTCTGGAGTATAGACATCACGGTAGTAAAACTGGGCAAAAAGTTCCCAATAAGAAGGTGTATCTACACCACTTCTTCCATCGGAACAATATAATTTCTCTTCTTTAGAAATGTTTCCATTTGCTTCTTGTTTAATAATAACTTTAACATAACAAAATTGTTCAGTATCATTTTTAGTTACTGGTTTTACATTATCATATAATATTTTTTCAGAACCATCTACAACTTTAGTACTACGTTGAATAGTTCCATCTGGATTATGCCACTCTATCTCCATTACTTCAGCCTTTTTATCAAAAGCTTTCTTATTTAAATCACAATCTACACAACCCCAAGCCATTTCCATACATAACAATACTGTTATCATAATTAACGTTGCATACATATAAATTTTATAATTTTTGGGATCCATATTAATTCACTCCTTCAGGTTTTTCAATCCATCTTCCGTCTGGCAACTGACAAGCAGTTCCAAATACAACTTTTCTATTAACATTACCAACACCAATTAAAGGCCATTGACTTGTTATATCTACTGTATGGTCATAATCTTTACATTTAAGAGGTCCAACCATATAAGACCTTGTTATGTGTATAATTCCATTATTACCTGTTTGTTTATTATACCAATTAGTATAACTTGAACCGTATCCACTTGTATTTAAATGGTCTACGAATACAGCGTTATGTACATCTTTATCACTATTGTATAAAATTTCTGCACCTGCAAAAGCAGCCCCTACAGCACACGTAGCAATTAAGTAAGGATTATCTGATATGTATTCTAAACATACAGTTGTTCCTGTACCTGCACCTAACACGGCACCTGTATGAGACCTGTTAGCACAATTAGTTAGTGTTAAACTAACTAGTAAAATCCATATTATTCTTGCGTATTTCATCACATATTTTCTGACTATTAACACTCTTTACAATGTAATAATCTTCATTATTATCAATTACATAATTATTAAAACCTTTTTCCTGCCAAAGTGTTTGTGCTCTAGCAGAAACAGGTCTGAATAAATGTGTGCCATCATTAGCACTAGTACAAACAAAATCACCAATCATTATTCACTATCCGTTTTAAATAAATGTTTCCAAGGCCACTTCGTTTTTGCTTCTGACCAAGTTTTCTTTTGATACTCTTTTGTTTTATCAACTTCACCACTAATAAAATTAACAAGTTTAGCTGGCGTTTCAGCAAGTGCTGTACCAAATTCTTGTGGTGTTATCTTCTTATCTTCTGCTATAGCATTTGTAGTAAATAATACTGTAGCAATCATTAATAGTTTTTTCATAATTAAATCACTCCTCTCATATTAATGTGTAGTTACTTTCTTAAACGGTTCAATTCTATCTTTTGATTGATAAACCGTTTCCATTATTCCGTCATAATCTGCACTAGGCATTACTGACTTCATAATTTTTAATGTTTGACCCAATATTGTCATATGTACCATAATGGGATCAGAAACTTTTTCAGTTTCTAATCTCACCCATTCGTGAAAGTCATCACAAACGGTTTGTTGTGGGTCAAAAATTTCTTTAAATTTAGGTTTTGACATATTATCTTTTGTAGTTTCTGTTCTTTCTTCTACTTCTATAATACGAATCTTCTCCTCCGTCATCTGATTCTGATTCAGAAGTTTCAAAAGCCATTTGTTCTGCATAAGTTCTACCGAACACACTTTTATAGAAATGGTCTCTTGGACTAGGTGAAGAGTAGGCAAGTATTAAACTGTCCCACTTAATATCTACATCATACAATCCTGGGTCTTTCTCATTTAGTTCTTTATGGTCTTTACAAAACTGTAACCTGTTTGTATGGATATCGTTCTCTTTTTCGTCTGGTGTTTTCTTGTCTGATAGTTCAATGTCTTTTTGTTTTGCTACATCAAACTCTTTATAGATGTTCTCTTTATTGTATATTGGTGTACTCATAATGTATGTTCCTTTCTCAATTGTATTAATACTAACATAAAACTCTGGAAATGTCAATAGTCAAAATAACCCCTATTTTACTCGTTTTTTGACGTTTCCGACCCTCTAGCAAGGGCGCTGGTGAGCTTTTCCAACTGCTTTGATAGTCTGCTATAGCGGGATTATTCATCATTTTGTAGATTTAATGCAACATCAATATCTGATTCTGTCTTCTCATTATCAATTAATTGATTTAGCATATCAATCGCTGTTTCTTTATTATTATTCTCAACGTTCTCTTTAATAGAGATTAATACATCTGCTGTATTATCAAATCCGTTGATTGTTTGATTTTCTGTTAATAATGTCATATACTTTTTTCCTCCTATTCTTTGTGTTAAGTCTTTTTTTAATATATGTTGTTTTACTTTCTCTCTTCTTTCTGAATCACTTAAATACTCAACTGGTTTCCACTCTTTACCGTAAATAGATACATCTAAATTATATACGTCATAATAGAAATTCATATTGTTGTATATTATTTTATTACTTACCATTGAAATACATTTGCCATTAATATTAATATTAACATACCTGGAATAACTATACTCAAAGGCCAGAATTCTAAAAATTCTCTCCAAGCAGGTGGTTGTTTCATTTGTTTTTTTATATCTCTTTTAATTTCCATAACTAAATTGTGTAAAGGTTCTCCTTTTTGAAAATTAGGAAAATCTAAATCACTCAACATTTTTACTTGATTATATGCTGATTGTACAGTTTTCTTTTTTAGTTCTACGTATATTGTTTTATTTGCCATTGTTTTCTTCACTATTAATTAACAATACAATATAGTGTATTGCTTTATATAAATCTAATTTATTTTTACCTTCTTTTTTACCGTATCTACAAAGGTATTTAATTGCATTTGATAAACTGAAATCTTTATCTATCTTTAAATGTCTTAATAAATCTTGTACTTGGAATCCTTCTTTAGTAGTAGAATAGTGTTTTGAATATGTACCTTTTACATAGTCTAAAACTTCTTTTAATATTTTATCTTCGTTGTATTTCATTATTCAGTATCATCCTTTCCATTTATTCTATTTAAATCTCTTAATGATTTTTGTACTTCTGTTAATTTTACTTCTACTTTATTTGATTTACTTCCAATATAGAAAGCAATACCAAATCCAATTACAGTTAAAAGCATTCCAATAATTCCTAAAAATATTAAATGTGTACTATCCATTATTGATTCTCTTTCACGATTTTTAATGCACCGTCTTTTAAAACATATTTGTTATTTGGATTTAATGCTTCGTGTAAATCATCAAGTGGTTTACTCATACACTCTCCTGTTTCTGGATCAATTGTATCATCTTCTAAAGCATATGTGTCTAACTCAACATCACCGTTTTCTTTGGCGTTTTCTAAACCGTCATAGTCATCATAAACAACTTTTGCAATATACTTGGTTGTATCTGAATCTGTATAATTGGCGTCTGTCATATAAGTTTCAACACCGTTTTTTTCTTCTGTTAACTCTCTATTGATTTTTGAGTGGTCTATTCCGCAATCTGAAAGCAATTTATCTGCTTCATCTTTATCTTTTGCTAATACATCTTGCTCAATGCATAATGTATAGTATGTTTTTTTTCTATATAGGTTTTTACCGATATCGTCTTTATTTACATATACGTCTGTTAAATCACTCATTATATATTCTCCGCTATTACTTCGTCAACATTAAACTCATCAATTCCTGTTAAGTTAACATTTGCAACTTGCATTATTTTATTTCTAGCAATATCAATACTCATTATATTACTTTTAACATCTGACAATATTTTGTCAACTGCTTTTTCGGCTTCGTCTGTAGCCCATTGTTTTACTTTACTCATTAGTGTAGTCCTTTCATTTGTTCTATTTTTTTCTTTATTGGGTTTAATTTATATGTTAATTCTTTATTAAAGTCTTTTCTAAATGATTGTCTTGTATCATAAGATTGACCGTAATCATTAAACATATCTTTATTATCTTTGGCAGTATCGCCAAATACTTGTTCATAATTTTTATAGTATTCGTCTTGGTCAATTAATTCAACTCTAGTTGAATTTGCAAAATTAGTAGCATTTTCTTTATAATTCCAATCACAATGTTTAATGATTTTCATTTTCATTTTTGTTGTATTAAACTTATCTTTGAATTTATAAGGAACGTTTCTATAGATTGTTTCGTATGCGTAGAAAAAATCACCTTCGTGTTCGGGATCCATATACTCTCTTAAATAACATACGTTAAAAGTATAGTCTACTTTATTTAATTTAACTTTTTTTGATTTGTTCATAGTGTTTTTTTTCATAGTATACGTATACTATACAGGTTTTTTACTCAAAAGTCAAGTAAATAAAACACTATTTTATGCGGTTTTTAGAGATATTTGTTCTAGTTTTGTTCTAATTCCACTCTTTTTTAACCCATTCCTGTGTAGATTCGTGAGGAAAAGGTCTACCGTGAAATACTGCGACCTTAGCTTTATCTTTCTTTTCAAACGTCCATTTACTCTTATCAAATCTAGGGTCTTGTCTGCTGAACCATTTGTAGGAATATGACCATTCGTCTGGCATAACTTTTAGGTATTGACTACCTTTTACTAATTTTGACATTGCGTTTTGGTCACCTTGCAATTTCATCAATTCTGTCTTTTGTTGTAGAAATGGTTTCCATACTAAATCTGTTGCAACTTCATTATTGAATTTCATTATACTTGAATTATACTCTTTTGTCAATATGTTAAAATCGTTTATTACACCAAATGTCATATCATCACCAAATGTCGCTAAATCATTAATGTTATCTAAAAGCACTACATCTAAATCCATATATAAACAAGGACCTTTTAAGTCTGACTCTTCTCTAAACAGTTGCATTTTATTCCACCAACCTTCATAGTGTGAATCTTTAAACTTTCTAAACTCTATATCGCCTGTTAATATCTTTTGAGGTTTTACGTGGTCTGAAAAACATATAAACTTATGTGGTATAGTTAAATGTCGTTGTACCATATTGTATAGCACTTGTACATAATCTAGTGAATACTTTGTTCCATAATATACACATACAAAATTTATCATACACTATTCCAAGAAATCATTATCCTATTTCCTGACCCTTTAAAAGGATAAACTCCGTGTATTAAATGTGAAGGCCAAACAAAATAATCTCCATCTTTTGGACTCCAACTAAACACTTTATTATCTGATACCCAATTTATATTACCTTGTGGTTGTTTCACTTCAGGTATTTTTAGATAAAGACCACCAGATACACCACCAACTTCCTGATGATTATGTAGCATATGGAAATCTCCTTCTCTCATTAAAACTGCCCATACTTCTTTTATACTTCTATTTTTTGATTCATATTCATATGTTATATCATTAATTAAATCAACTACTTTTGCATTATAAGGAACCCTTTTCATTTTTCCATTTTGAATAGTTGCTTTTTGTACCTCTTCTATAAAATCTCCTGGTGTAACACCACCTTCTTCTTCTAACAATGCACAAATATAATCTGTTATAGGAACGTCTTTTCTATTACCTTGCAACATAGAAATGCCTTCTTCTCCAAATGGTTTAATTATCATACATTTTGTTCCTGTAATATTCTATAAGCAGTTCCATCTTCAATTTCAGGTATTGTAAATTGATTTTCTGCAATCATTTTTAACCACTCATTTACAGTCTTTCTTCCTGCTCTCATAGGTTTCTTTATATACTTTATATCCTTTGATGATATAAATGAGCATATATTTCTTTGATGGCATATAACAGGTACTTGATTTAATATTGCGTCAACACCAGCTAAACTCATATTGGTTACCAAACAATGAGCATTTTTTAAATCATCTTTTATATCAGTATCCCACCACTCATTACCAGGTCTAGGTTTGTTTCTAAACTTAATAGGTAAATCTGTATGTTTCTTAATCTCTTCTGTAACTTGTTTAATCCAATCGTCTTGACTTATTCCATTAATATGGTAAGTTACTGTTTGAGAAGAAGGTGCTACTAGTATATGAGTTGTTTCTCCAGTATTCCACCCTTTAAAATCTACATCTATCCCAAGATGCTCTAGTTTCTGTAATCGTGTTCCAGGCCCTACTTTACCTCTTATCGTATGTAAATTACCTTTACATATTCTAAAATATGTCTTATCGTAATCGTGTATAATTGGTTCTGGATATCTTGTAATTGGTTGTGTTAAATAACCAACATCTACATACCACCACTCTTCATTTTTCTCTATGCACTCTCTTATACCTTTTATATTTTTACCTGCAAGTCCCCAAAAGAAATGAGTAGGTCTGCCTTCACTTGACCATCCTTTTTCTATAGCAGGAAACAATTGTTTACTTAAACATTTATCCCAAGGTATATTATGAGTTACTATCATATGCTTCAAATACTGTATTCAATGGTTGTACACATCTAACAAAACTTGCACATTTAGGAATATCTTTTAATCGTCTTGCACCAATATATGTACAACTTGAACGAACACCTCCTAATAAATCTTCTATCGTTTCTTTAACAGGTCCTCTATCTGGTAATATAACTGCTCGTCCTTCATTACCTCTATAACCGTCTTTTCTTTTTCCGTGTACTTCTCTTGCTCTATCAGAAGACATACCATAAAATTCTCTTCTACCATTTTTACTTTCTACTTCACTTTCATTGTGTCCTGCTAACATACCACCTAACATAACAAAGTGAGCACCACCACCAAATGCTTTCGCAATATCTCCTGGCATATTACAACCACCATCTGCAATAATATGACCACCAACACCATTAGCGGCGTCAGCACATTCTACTACTGCACTAAATTGAGGTACACCTACACCTGCCATAGTTCTTGTCGTACATACACTACCTGGTCCAATACCTACTTTAACTACGTCTGCACCTTGTATAATTAGTTCTTCTGTCATTTCAGCAGTTACTACATTACCTGCAATAATAGTTTTATCTGGATACTCTTCTCTAACTGCACCAACAAAATCTGAAAAATTTGTATGATATCCATTTGCAACATCTATCGTAATAAATTTAACATCTGGATAACTCTTCAATACTTTTTGCATTGTAGAATAATCTTCAGCGTCATCATCCCATAACTTACCTGTGCCTGTACATACTGATAGATATTTTAATTTAATACCTTCCCCAACTGCTTTTTTCCATTGTTCTAGTGTTGTTGTCTTCGTAATCGTGGTCATCATCTTATACTCTTGTATAACTTTTGCCATACTAAATGTTCCAACACCATCCATATTAGACGCTATTATTGGACAACACTCATATGTTTCACCAGAATTTCTAAATGTAAATGACCTAGTCATTTCTACATCACGTCTTGATGATAATGTTGACCTTTTAGGTTTTAATAATACGTCTTTGTAATCTAATTTTATTTCGTTATCTAATCTCATATTCAAAGTTTTGTGTGTAATCGTTTATGTTAATTTGTTTTGCACCATTTCTTATATGAAAGTGTGTCGCCATAGGTGTTAATGGGGACAACGTTATTACTCTTTCAATTTTGTTTTCTTTTGCCATCTTTAATACTTTCTGCATAATTTCTTTACCTGCACCTCTTTTTCTTGACCATACAGTATAAGCAATAGCAATTTTCTTTTCGTTTTTAATATCTGCTAACTCACTCATAATATCTAGTTCTTTTATACTTGTAGGTACATCATTGGTATAAGCTATACAAATAATACCTTCAATTTCATTATCAAATTTTAAACCATATATCTTACGACCTTTAGTTATTCGCCAACCTAATGTTAATTCAGGTCTAACTGGGTCTTCCGATACGTCTATATCATCTAGTTCAACAAGTTCAGTACCCTTTACCCATTTATAAAAGTCTGATAATTTACTTTTAAATATTTTCATTGACTTTCCTCCACGCTGTTCCATTCTTTATTTCTGTCATAGTAAATTGGTTTGCTAGTAAACTATATATCCAGTTTAATCTACCAGGTTTTATAGGTTGTTCTATTTTAGTAAAATCTGTTAACCCTATAGGTACACCCATATTCATTTTATCACAAAATACAGGTACTCCATTCATAATAGCTTCAACTACAACTGCTGAATTGTGAGCTACTACAGCATATGCACCTTGTATATCTTCTTTTAATGGTCTCTTATCATTTTTCCATCTTACTTTAATACGTCTATCTGTATATTGTTTTAAAGTCTTTATAGTATCATCAACCCAACTACTTATATTATGATAGTCTATTTGAAAATTAGAAGGTGCTATAATCAAAATATAATTGCCATCAGTTTTCCAAGGTTGTAATTTTATATACTGTTTATACTTTTTAATTCTTTCGTGGTCTTCATCTGTTAATGCTTGTATAGTTTGTATATGATAATGATTTTTTGTTAATCTATATATTCTCTCACCAGATACCTTTGATGGTTTATGTCTATTACCATATAAGTAAGCGTGGTCAAAATAATAAAACTCTTTACTTTGTTTCAGAAGTTCGCCTGTGCCTCTTAATATTCCAAAACAAGCAATAGGTTTATTAATATCAACATTGTCAACTGTATGTAATGTTCCCTTTGCACTTTCAACAAAAGGTTTTACAACTTCATCTGTCGCTGGTCTTGTCAGTAGTCCCTGGATCATCATCTATTTCTTTTGTTGCAAGTTTTGTTTCCCATTTATATATTATATTTTGTAATGATTGAAAATGTGGATTATTAGTATGTACTAAATCGTCCCTAACCTTTTTAATTTCTTCTAATAATTCTCTAATCATTTAACCATATTCGTTTCAGTTGTTTCTCTTTTAAGAGTGTGCCACTCATTTGAATAATCACATTGTAGATAATCTACAAACCAAGGTCCACCTTCTGTAAAATGAACATTCTTAACATCATCTTTACGAGGATATTCCCCAACTAACCAATTCCACTCTAATGGTAGTTCTCCAATTAAACTATCGTTCTCTAACCATTTAAATTGGTGTAATTGTAATCCTGTAGCAGTATTAACGTAATCTGGTGTTAATGCTGTACACTTATCACAATTCATTAACATAAAACTTGACCAATTTTTCTTTTCATATTTTGTTTGTGTTTGACCTAAAAACTTCTTTGAGTTTCTTGGTATATAATCGTGTTTACATACTTGGACAGCATATTTCTCATCACGTAATCTCCATAATTCAGCAACATCTGTCATCATTAACTGGTCACAATCCATAAACAATGCCCAACCCTTATAATTCATAAGGTGTGGTACTATAAATCTACTAAAACTAAATTCAGTTGATTCTATATTACTTCTTTCTCTAATAAAGTTATCTTTTATATTAGGAAGATATATTGGTGTAATAGATACAGGTCTTGTACTATACTTTAATATACTATATGCAAGTACATTAAATGCTACCTTTTCTTTACTGTCATATCCAACAAAAATGTTAATCATTATAATTTTCTTACTATGTGTTTTCTCAACTCTTTTAAAAAAAACTCTAACTTATCTATCATACCAATCAAAGTAGGGTCTGTAATATACTTATTTTGTTCTTTTAATTTATCATATTCTTTAATACTTATTTGAACCATAGGACTGTAATCTCTAGCGCCTTCGTTCTCATAAGTTCTATCGTGTTCGCTAGATGTTTCTGTTGGTAAACCCATTTCACCGTCTAACGCTTTTTGTAACTCATCTTTATCCGTCATCTATGTTTTCTCCATTCTGGACTATTTGAGGAAAATTTTCTTTTTCCTTTTCTATGGTCTATATATGGATTAAGCCACTTATCTCTTGCCATTATATGACCGTTTTCACCGTCCCCTAGTGGTCTTTCACTATAATTGGGATCGTCTTTAAACATTTGCCTAGTTGCGTCCAATGTATGGCAATCTGTCCAAAAATTCTTTCCTAATTTGTTTATTGAATATACTTTATCTGTTACATACCAATTTTTATATTCTTCAAAAAACCTATTGCATATGCTATAATTACCATTTGGACTAGTATTAAATGCAAGTAAACCTGTTTCTGTATATTGTTTTGGTCTATCATAAAATGATAAAAAATTCAAATTTGGTATACATTGCTGATACCATTCGCCAGGTATTGTATCCATAAACTTACAATCACTATCTACATAAATTATTTTCTCACCCCTAGCTCTGGCTGCTGATTGAGCAAATACTTTATAACTAAATCTTATTGCTTCTTCATAAAAAGTATTTGCTTTTCTATGTTTATTTCTTTCAATAAAATCTTTTAAATCTGGTTCGTAATCAAATATATTATAATAGTGTACTCTATCTACTTTAGGGTAAAAATTAGGGTTATCTTCAACAAAAACATACATCATTGCTAACTGCTTTGTTGCCACAAACGTATCAATTAATTGATGAGCATAGTCATCATAAAGTTTTCTATTAAATGTTGTAGTAAAAACATATTCAGCCATTATATACACCTCTCTGGACTATCCCATAAATTCATTTCTTTATCTGCACCTATTCTATCACAATCAGCGTCTACCATTTCTTTCATTAAACTCTCCACGTTATGTTTATGTTCCCAACCTAATACTCTTTTTGCCTTACTAGCATCCCCTTGTAATACATCAACCTCGGCAGGTCTTAAATGTTTCTTATCAGTTGTTATAATTAATCTATTATCTTTTGTAAAACACTCATCATCTTTCCAATAGTGTTCTATCTCTTTATAATCTAATGCCATATCTGCAAATTGTTTTACTGTATGAATTTTACCAGTTGCTAATACATAGTCATCTGGTTTATCGTGTTGTAGCATTTGCCACATACCTCTAACAAAATCTTCGGCGTGTCCCCAATCTCTTTTTGCTGTTAAGTTTCCTAAAACAATAGGTGTACTATCTTTCAACCATTTTGCTAAACCTTTTGATATCTTTCTAGTTACAAAATCCTCACCTCTATGAGCACTTTCGTGATTAAATAAAAGACCACAACAAGCAAACATATTATATGCTTCTCTATAGTTAATTGTTATGTGATGAGCATATAGTTTTGCAACACCATATGGCGACCTTGGCCAAAACTTTGTTGTTTCTGATTGTGGAGTTTCAAATACTTTTCCATACATTTCACTTGTACTTGCTTGATAAAATTTTATTTTAGGATTTACTTGTCTAATACTTTCTAGTATTCTTAAAGGACCCATTGCGTCTATTAGAGTAGCAAGTTCTGGTTGTTTAAATGATAACCATACAAATGATTGTGCCGCTAAATTATACACTTCGTCTGGTTTAGTTTCTTCTATTGCTCTTCTTATGTTTGCTTGGTCTATTACATCAAGTTCAACAAACTCTATTTGGTCTGTAATACCCATTTCATCTAATCGCCAATGTTTTGGTGATGTACTTCGTCTTTGTCCACCAAATACTTTATATCCTTTTTCTAATAATAACTTAGCAAGATAGGCGCCGTCTTGTCCAGTTATACCTGTTATTAATGCTCTTTTCATTTTACTTCCTTTATTATACTGTATACCATATCAATGTTTAATGTTAAATCTCCTATATCATTTCCTATAAACAAACCATTCTTATGAATATAATCTGCATTAGGACAACTATTACTATAATATTCAAGATAATCTATTACAGGATTTTTCATAAAGTTTCCTGCAACAATAGGTCTACACTCTACTCCATTTTCTGTAAGTTTCTTAACAACTTCATCACGTTTACCTTCTAAATTGTTTTGTAATACTAGTGAGAATCCAAACCAACTAGATGTTCCTATTTCTTTCTGTAATAAAATATCTTTATTATTTTTAAATCTTTCTTGAAAATATTTAGCATTTTTAATTCTTTGTGTTCTCATTGCAAATTCTTTTTTAAGTTGCACACTACCTATCGCACCACTCATTTCTAATGGTCTAACACTATATCCTGGAGTTACAAACGTAAAACTATCTTTAAATTTATCTCCAGTCTTCTTATAAATCTTATTATCGTCTGGTAAATCTCGGCACCAACCGTGTGCTCTTAATGACCTTAAATAATCTGCGTCATCTTTATCTCTACAAGCAATCATACCACCTTCCATTGTTTGTAAGTGATGTGAAAAGAAGAAAGAAAAACTACCTAAATCAGCAAACGTTCCACAATATTCAAAGTTATATGTCTGAGCACCTAAACTCTCACAATTATCCTCTATTAACATAAGTCCATTATCTCTAGCAATATGCATTAATGAATAATGGTCACAGGAGTTACCTAAAAGATTAACTGCAAATATAGCACACGTATCCTCATTAATTGCTTCTCTAACTTTATTAGGGTCTATATTTAAAGTTTCTCTATCTACATCTACAAAATTTAATTTGAAACCGTATTGTTGTAATGGAAAATATGTTGTTGACCAAGATACAGCAGGCACAATTATATTACCACCTTTTTTATATTTTAATTTTAACAATGCTATCATTAATAGATTAGCAGTTGAACCACTATTAACCATAACTGCGTCTTTACATCTAAAATAGTCGGCAAACTCTTGCTCAAACTTCTTGACGTGAGGACCCATTGTATATCGTCCACTTTTTATAACTTCTTGTATTGCGTCTAGTTCTTTTTGATCCCAAGTATCACAAGCTAATGGATATTTCATAATCACTCCTTATCTCTATTTATGTAGTCTATCATATACTCTTTTCCACTTTAATCCTATCGCTTTTGGTGTATAATGTTCATTTATATATGTTTGAGCATTTGTAATTTTTGATATTACTTCTTCAGGATTTTCAAGCATTAATTTATATGTTGTATAAAAATCACCTATGTATAAGTATTTTTTTAAATCTTCATAACTCTTTATACCTGGATTGGTTAATACTATTCTACCTTGTTGCAATGCGTCAATGGGTCTATTATTTCCTTTACTTCTTGATTCTCTATCAGAAGTAACTGGTAATAAAACAAAATCGGATTCATTAACTAACTGCTCTTGTTTATCAAAGTTCCAATTTATTAAACTGGTATATTCTTTAACACCTTCTTTCTGTAATGCTATTCTATCTTCTGGTGTTAACCAAAATTGTCCATATCTATTTAAATATTTGTAAGCTTTAGGTGGATCTTCTGATTTATTTGTCATAATATCAACTCTAGTTTTTCTTACAGAATTTAAAGTTGATTTAACTCTTAACCAATCTATTTTTCTATAATTACCTTCTGCACCATAATAAAATGCTTTCATAGTTTCTTTTACTTCAAACTTTGGTACACCTCTTTTTCTTTCAGTAGGGTCAGGTATAATAACAGAACCTTTACCAACTTCATCTAATATAATTGTTCTTAAATGGTGACAAGTTGTAGTAACTGCTGTTGCTTTTGGTATTGTATGATACCAATGTTTAAACATTGCAAACTTATCATCTGCAACATCAACAATATATTTAATATCGTGTTTTAAACAATATTCAGCATCCTCTCTTGTATGTCTTTTACCTAATACTGCAACATCATTTTGTTGTAAAGTTTTAATATCATCTGTAACTCTACTATCAAATATATTCTCCGATACTATATTTGCTCTTGTTCTATAAGAATAAGGCACTTTATGTTCTTCACTTCTTTTAGGTGTTACAAAGACTAACATATTTTTAATATACTCTCTATCATTGCTTTAAAACTAGTTTCTCTTTCTTTAGAAGTCATATCTTCTGGTTTTTCAAAATGGTCTGCAACTGTACATACTGATAATGCTTTCTTGTTAAATTTATTTGCTAAATTATATAATATATGTGTTTCCATTTCAACTGCTATTGCAATATTTTCATCTTTCCACCAATCTTTATTTGGATTATAAAACCAATCACTAGACTTGATATATCCTTGCATAGTATTTTCAGGTGCAACTTTCATATAAGCATTTAACAAATCACTTGATCCTTCAACAACAGATACATTTATCATTGCATTGTCTGTAATTGCTCTTGTAGCTACAACTATATCGCCTACATTTAAATTTTTATGAATACCACCACAACTACCCACTCTTATAATAGTTTTTACATTGTACGTATTATAAAGTTCGTGTATGTAAATTGCGTTTGAAGGCATACCCATACCACCTCCTTGTACTGATATAGATTTACCTTTATATGTTCCTGTAAAGCCTAACATATTTCTCACACTATTAACTTGTCTTACATTATCTAAATATGTTTCTGCAATCCATTTTGCTCTTAACGGATCACCAGGTAATAATACTGTATCAGCATAATCACCAATTTTAGCTTCTAAATGTGGTGTCATATAATTCTTTCCAATTCTTCACTCGTTGTCCTTTATATTCTCTATTATAAGGATGATCCATCATAAATGTATTTAAACCAACTTCATCACCTTGCATTGCATAATCAACTCTATCCTCAATCCAAACATAATTTGTTCCTTTATATCTTTTTTCTAAAATTTCTTTTTTAGGTTGTTTAAAATCTCCTGAACAATATATTTCATCAAATACATCACCAAATAAATGTCTTAAATTTGCTTTTCTTAACTTATGAGCATACTTGTCAGGTCCAATCATAGTAATAACATCAAATCTATAACCTTCTCTTGCCAATCTAGTTACATACTCAACACTATCTTTATATGCTGGTACAAATCCTAACACTCCTGTTTGATTAAATAAATTAACTTGTTCTAATGCTTCTTTTTCGGGTATGTTATATCGTTTTGATTGACTAAAGTAATGATCCGTTTCAGGCATTCTAGTATATCCTTGTTCACTCATCCAAATGTCAAAAGCAAAACACCAGTCTAAAAGGACACCATCACAGTCAGTTATTATCTTTTTCATAATTTATTAATAATCTCCTTATTTCACTCCAAGTTCCTAAATCAACATAGTCTTTTACTTTAATTGCTTTACTACCATAGATAGGTGTTGATTTTATATCTTTACCATTTACTTTCATTTTTAACGTAGATTTTTCCATAAAACTCATACAAGTATCAAATACTCGTCTTCTAAATCCAAATGCACACCAAAACGCATTATATATACCTAATTTATTATTTTCAGGTTTATCGCAATAATCTAAAACTAAATTTTCAGCATTTATATTTAATGCACCTTTAGTTTTTAATACTGAATCATCTAATTCTTCTTTATATAAAAATGTAAATCCTGTTTCTTGTAATGCTGACATAATTAAAGTATATAAATCTTGATTTGGTTGTAATGTCATTAATGTATCAGGCAATAAAACTATATTATGTTCTCCAAATAAAGGTCTAGCACTTTTAATTGCACCTGTATATTCTTGATGAAAAGGATTTTGATATATAAATGATATGTTAAATTTACTTTTATATTTTGCTAAATAAGTTAATAGTTCTGGTTTGTCTTCATTAATAATAACTATAAATTCAACATCATTTCTTCCATAATCTCTAAAAAAATTAAAACAATTATCAATCAAAGCATTATCATTATCTAATCGTAATATTTCTTTTGGATATGGTAGATTTAATCTAGTTCCTTTTCCAGCCGCTGGTAATATAACAGTTAATTTGCTCATTTCACACTATAAAAAGTATATTTTAAAGTTAACTCTTCCCCTTTTTTTATATCTCTTATACTATAGAGATAATACTTGTTATCTTTTTTTATTTTTATTGTATTTGGTTCATCACTATGATTAACGAAACCTCCTAATGGAGTTCTTATTAATTCAGGACCTACAATCAACCAACCTAATCCTATCTTTGTATTGTCATCAATATCTTCTTTTGCAAATAATCCTTCTCCGTGAATTTTGCTCATTTTAATTTGCACTTCTCTTGGTAATGGTTGATACATTATTTTTTATACCTCGGATCATCTGCGTCCCCATAATGTAAATAAGACATCATAACATATTTTGGACCACTTAATGGTTTTAATCCTGCGTGTGGGTGAGTCCAAAAAGGTGGAAACACTAACAATCTTCCTGCTCTTGGTTTTACCCATATATTAGGTTTTGGAAACATTGTATGACCACCATCTTCAACATCATTAAGATATAATATAAAAACTAAAAATCTTTTTGCTGAATCACCCATAGAACGAACAACATCTACGTGGACTTTAAATTGGTCTTCGTTATTAGGCATATATTTTTTTATTCTTATATTTTCCATATCTATTACTGGTGGAAAATGAATATCCTTTATATTCAAATTTTTCATAAATCTTGTTTTATATTCTTCCATCATTGCAACAAATTTCTTTTTAGGTTCTTTCCAAAAATCTGAATCACCATATTTGTCTATATCTATTTCAGTAAAGTTTTTACGACCAGTCTTAAATTCATCTACCTGTGTTTTATCATATTTGACTACCTGTTCAAATTTCTCAATAATCATTTCACAATCTTCAGGTGGCATTGCCCAATTATATATCATAAAATTATTTTGAGCAAAATTGTCTAATTCATCTGGTGAAAAATTAGCTAAATCTGGTAAAGTCATATTTTATTAACCTCCTCTTGATATGCACGAGCATTTGTAGTTGGAAAACTAGCAGGTGCTAAAAATGTTTGTCTAACTATTGCCGCTTGTTCATCTTTATTATTAACAAAGTATCCTTCTATATGGGTAAACCCATTTCTCTTTGCCCAATACACTCTTTTATTACCTGTGTGTACTGATAAACCAGGTATACAATTTCCTTCTTCGTCTTTCTTCCATCTTCTTTTCAACCAATAATGTTCTAAATCTGTATAGATAATAGGAAACTTCATACCTGCACTTTCAATACTAGTTTTAAAAGCAGGATATCTTTTTATCATCCATTCATAATTAGCAGTTAACATTATATCTTTAACAGGCACTATTGTAACTTTAGGTTTTATTCCTTTTAATGGTGCGTGTTGACAGATTACATATTGTCTTGCTTTTAATAATTTCATTAATATAACCTATTACGACCTATTTCTTTACCTGTTTCTTTATCAATACATCTATGACCAGCAAGTCTATATCTTTTACCATCTTCACCTAACCAATAATCACCACCAGCCCATAAACCTTTTTCGGGGTCTAAATCATCAATAAACTCTACACCGTTTTTTTCGTAAATAGCACTTGCGTTTAGTTGACAATTCTTAATAGATTCATCATAAGGAAACTCAAGCATTCCTAAACCATAAATTAAAATTTCTATAACTTTCATATATTTAATTCAAAAACATCAAACTCAATGCCTTCTAACTCTTTTGGTTTACCTTTAGGGTAGTCAGGCCAAATCTGGAATTCTTCTCCTGTTGTATCACTTTTGCAACCTGCAACTAACCAATCCCATTTAAACTCTCCATCTACAACAAACTCGTTCATCACTTCGTATCTTCCATCTGGTTTTTGTAAAAGTAATTCTTTTTTACACTCTTCCATACTTTTATACCAACCTTCCATTTGAAAAGTTTGTTGTGTTTCTATTGGACTATGCCCAATTAGATATGCAAGTATTAATATTTTAAAGTCGCCCATAATTAAAAAGATTTACTAAACCCAAAAGTAATTCTCCTTTCATTTTGATTAAATCCGTGAGGTGATTCATATTTTTCATTTAAAACGTTAGTCATACTTAACCCTATATCATAACCATAATAATTTTTTGTCAAATTTAAATCTAACAAGTGAGTTTCTGGCATAGATATTGTACTCCAATTACTATTATGTATATCTAAATGTTCACCTTTAAATTTATAATTTGTAGTTAAAGATAAAGTATTATTAAAATCATAATTATGCATAAATCCTAAATTCCATTCTGGTCTTCTTAAAGATACTATATCTTTTTTCTTACTATTTAGATGACTAGCAAAAACCTTAAAATCTTTACTACCATAACTCAATTCTAAACCGTCAGTATTTAAATCTCCTATATCATTTTTAAATATAGTTGTTGTAAAATTATTATAATCTAAACTTATCTCCTGTGAATTACCATACTCTATATCTGTCCAAGTTGTTTTATCTTTATAACTTGTAGAGTGATTACCTCTTAAATTAATACCATCATCTAAAGATTTAAAAAATCCTATCTTATAAGTATCGTGTTCTTCATCAAATCTATGATGATATGAAAATATATTATGAGATAAATTAAAGAAGTATCCTAGATTATGATGTTGACTTGCTAAGGATTCATTGTGTTTGTAATCAAAACCAAAACCATATTTTTCTTTTTGATGTGTTCCTCTTATAGTATAGTTTTCACTTTCATAATGTGAATCATCATAATCTCTATCATATTCGTGTGTATGAAAAGTTAAACTGTTATTTAAATAATCAAAACCTGTTTGTAAAGCATAGAAACTATTATCTGCCCATTTACCATCTTGTATAGAAACATTATGTCCATCTAAATCAGTAAATGTATTTCTTGTAAAGAAACTTGTTCGCCAATGTACAAGGTCATACCACTTACTAACATTAACTGCAACTGATTTATTATCTGTTCCATCTTTTTCATTTGCACCTGATAAAGCGGAAACATTTTTTGATTTATGATGACCTGCTGAAACAGATATATCATAACCATCTATATTAGTATAATAATTACCACTTATTGTTTTATCATTATCTGCACCTGATACATTAATCTTTTTTGCATAGTCTACTGTTGTTATAAAGTTTATTGCACCTCCAACAGCGTCTGCTCCCCAATGAGCACCAGCAGACCCTTTATACACATTTATTTGCTGAACATTAAACATAAAGTCTTGACCAACATCATACGCACCTGTAGGTGTAGAGTAATCATTTATTGGAATACCATTTAATAAAACTAGTGTATGGTTAGAATTAGTTCCTCTTAAAAAAACAGAACCTTGTTGTCCTGTTGAACCTGATTGAGAGATATCAACACTTTGTATATAATTAAGCACTTTAGGTAAATCTATTAATTTATATTTTTCTATTTGATGTTTAGTTATTTTAAATGTAGGTGATACTTTATCTCCTAATGAGTTTGAATTGTTTATGTTTGGATATATTGTAAGACAAGGTGGATCATCATCCCAGTTACAAGAATCCGCATACGCTACATTTGTCATCATAAAAATAAATAATATTAATATTTTAAAGTTTCTCACCAATTTTTTCATAATATGCTTTTGCTATATACCAACTATCAACTATATCTGATACTGGATTGTTTGCTTTTGTTGTGTCTAATAATTTCTTTAAATCTGTTTTTGTATCTTTACAAAATTGTTCATACATCATTTCTTTATCTGCATTACCTTTACCTGTAGCAAGTTTCTTAACAACACTTGGTACAATAACACTATATTTGTATTTTTGTTCTGCTAATCTATATTTAAGTATGCCACAATTTTCTGCTATTTGAAATAATGCTTGACCTTTAGAACCATAAGAATAGTTTTCTATTGCTATTGCTAATGTATCTATATTGTCTTTAGAGTGATTTAATCTTAATATTTTTAAAACCCAATCAGAAATTTGAGTAAATCTTTGGATAGGGTCTGTATAAGGTTGATGTTCATAACCAATTATATTACCAAATTTGCCCATATGTTTTTTCTTATTAGTAAGAAAATAGAAATGACTATATTCAAACTTAAAATCATTTGTAACACATATGGCAGGACTTGTTAAACTATAATCAATCCCAACTAGTTTCTTCATTATCATCTCCAATTTCATCTTCATCTTCATCTATTTCATAACTACAAAACGGACAAGACATAGGTTTCATATCTGTTTCTTCTTCATCATATTTTATAGTGTAAGACACCTTACAATTGCCACAACTTAACCTAATGCTCTTTACTATTTCATCTTCCATAATAATATACTTTTTTATAATTTAAATTTCTTAAACTGATCCTTTTGTACATCTTGTTTAATACCACCTATCACATAACTTTCAATTTCTGTTTCCTGTGGTGCATTTTGTAATGACCTACTATTTAACCAATGGTCAACCCAAGGTAATGGATTTACTTTTTGGTCATATTGTGGTTCTAATCCTATTGCTCTCATACGTCTATTTGCCATATACTCTACAAATTGATGTAATAATTTTTCTGAAAGTCCTATCATAGAACCTTTAGAGAACAAATAAGTCGCCCAACGTTTCTCTTGTCCTACTGCATTTTCATACATTGTATAAACTTCTTTTTCTGTATCTTTCATCACTTTATTCATAATTCTATCATTTTCATTATCACGATAGTTATTAAGTATTCTTTGTGAGATTGATAAATGTAAAGTTTCATCACGTGCTATTAATGATAATATTTTAGCAGAACCTTCTAACATTTTTAATTCTCCAAATGCAAACGAACACGCAAAAGAAACATAAAATCTTAATCCTTCTAATATATTAACAGTCATCAATGTTAAATATAATTTCTTTTTCAACTCATACATATCAACACTATCTGGTTTTAATTGCCATTTATAACCTAAATTTATCATATCATCATATCTTTGTGTTATACTAATTGCTCTTTTCTCAATCTTTTCATCTGAAATTATAGTATCAAAAACTTCACTAGGATTTGAATATAAATTTTTAATGATATATGTATATGAGTGTGAGTGTATGTTTTCAAAAAAGTCCCACGCAAGAACACAACTCTCTAATTCAGGTATTGAAACAAAAGGTAAAAATGCTAAAGCAGGTCCTCGTCCTTGCACACTATCCATCATTGTTTGATATTTTAAATTAGATGTAAAGATAAACTTTTGTTGTTCATTTAACTCTTTATAGTCTGATATATCTTTCTGTAAAGATACTTCTTCTGGTCTCCAGAAGTAACCTAATTGTTGTTGAAAGAGTTTATTAAAGATAGGATATTTCATTTCATCATATCTTTGTACTTGTAAATCTTGACCAAAAAACATAGGTTGTTTAGTATAGTCTAATTTTTTTTCTGTATTAAATACGCTTTTAGTCATTTATTGGTTCTAACTCGTTTTGTAATCTTTCTGATTCTGTTAATTTATAATGGTGTTCATCACTATCACCTGCTGTCCATTTATCAATATTATCTACACTATATTCTCTAGTAGATACTTTATAATCAGGTCTTTTTGGTTTACTTGGTGTTAAAGACTTGTCATAAAATAAAACTCTATTGTTTGGTTGAGCGGCAAAATGACCATTATCTAATTTTATTATGTTAAATGATTTATGTTGAGAAGGAGTTTCACTATATCCTACGTTCAATTCTTTATTCGTTGCACTACAACTATCTATACTAAACATATAGTTTCCTTCAAACATTTTTTTAGATGGCGACAAATATGTACATCTATTTCCACTTACTAATTGTTTCTCAATAACTGATATATCATAATCAAAACAATCCCATAACTGTAATTCACTCAATTTTATATCCTCTTTCGTTTCTTTCCATACAAAAGCATTTATAGGCAACTTATCATATAATGCTCCACTTTCATACAGATATGTTTCAAAATATAATGCTCTACCTTGAATACTTTTAACTGTACACCAGATACCTGGTTCAAACTCTCCGTGACCTTTCTTCAAATCGTAAAGGTATTGTTTTTTAACTAGTACCTCTATATGAGGAACATTTGCACATAAAAACGCCATTTGGCTCCTTTAAATTACACAGGTTTCACATTCTTCTTCGTCTTTTATCTCCGTTATAGTTTTGGATTCTGGTACATCATCTTTCCAACCGATAGGATGTACAGGTTCCTCTATATCTTTCTTACTATCATATGTGTTTTGATAATAAGAAGTCTTCCAACCTAATTTATAAGTTGTTAGTAAATCTTCTGCCATTATTGATAAAGGTATTTCTCCTTCATCATAATTTTCAGGATTATATGACCAATTACCACTAATTGATTGGTCAAAATATTTTTGCATTACTGCTACTATGTTTATATATCCTTCATTACTTTTCATATCCCATAATAACGTATAATTATTTTTTAATTTTTTGTAATCAGGTACAACTTGTTTTAAAGTACCTTTCTTACTCTTCTTAACTGAAATATAATCTCTAGGTGGTTCAATGCCGTTTGTGGCATTACAAACCACGCTAGAGCTTTCAGAAGGCATTTGAGCCGTGAGTGTGCTATGTCTTAACCCAAATTCCTTAATATCTTTCCTCAAGTCTTCCCATTTATATGAAAGTTTCCGAGATACAATCTCATCAACTTCTTTTTTGTAGGTGTCTATTGGTAAGATACCATCTGAATACTTTGTTTTGTCAAATGCTTCGCACTTGCCTTTTTCTTTTGCTAATTCATTACTAGATTTTAATAGATAATACTGGAATGCTTCTGATAACTTATCTACTTCTTTCCAAGCAGTTTTAGTTTCATAACCAAGTCCTAATGTTGCTAAGTAGTGAGCAAGACCTATATATCCAATTCCTAAACTTCTTCGTCTTTTTGTAGAAATTTCTGCCGCTTTAACTGGATATCTTTGATGGTCTATAACTTCGTCTAATGACCTTACTGCTAAATCGCATAAGGTTTCTAATTCATCTAAATCTTTTAAAAGTCCTACATTAACTGCTGATAAAATACATAATGCAATTTCTCCTTCACCATCTATATGACTTATTGGGTCTGTAGGTAAAGTAATCTCTTGACATAAGTTAGACATATAAACTCTATCTTTAAAACTAGAGTGTGTATTACAATGGTCTATATTCATAATGTAAATACGACCTGTTTCTGCTCTTTCTTTTAAAATTGCCATAAACAATTGTTGTGCTGATATTTTAGTTTTCCATACACTAGTTTTTCTTTCTGCCGTTGTATATAGTTCGTCAAATTCTTTTGTTCCCCACGCTTCATACAATTCTGGTACTTCGTGTGGTGAAAATAAAGTTATCTCTTCATCATTAATAAATCTTTCATAAAATAATTTTGATAACTGTATAGAGTAATCTAATTTTCTTACTCTATTATCTTCACTACCTTTATTATTTTTTAAAACAATTATATCTTCTATTTCTTTGTGCCAAATAGGGAAGTGAACAGTTGCCGACCCTCCTCGTACTCCGTTTTGAGTACAACACTTAACAGTTGCTTCAAATTTTTTAAGAAAAGGAATAACGCCAGTATGTTGTACTTCGCCACCTCTAATACGTGAGTTGATCCCTCTAATTCTTCCTGCATTGATACCAATTCCTGCTCTTTGGGCAACATACTTACCAATGGCCATATCACTAGAAAAGATACTAGACAAAGTATCATCAACATCCACCAAGACACAACTCGCATACTGCCTAATAGGAGTTCGTACACCAGCCATAACAGGTGTTGGAATATTGATTTTAAAACGTGAAATAGCGTCATAATATTTTTTAACATAACTCATCCTTTTGTTCTTTGGGTATTTTGCAAATAATGTAGCAGATATCATCATATACATAAATTGTGGTGTTTCAAAAATTTGTCCTGTACTTCTATCTTGCACTAGATATTTGTCAATGACTTGTCTTAAACCTGCATATGTAAAAGTATAATCTCTTTCGTGATTTAACCAATTTTCCATTCTATCAAAATCTTTTTTATCATACCAATTTAAAACTTCTTTATCATAAACACCTAACTCAATGCATTTTTTTGCGTGGTCGTAAATATGTGGATGATCCCACATTTTATGAAATAGTTGTTTTCTTAAACTATAGAGTAATAGTCTAGCGGCAACATATTGATAATTTGGATTTTCTAAAGTGATTAAATCGTTTGCTGATTTAATTAAGATTTGTTGAATTTCGTTTGTTGATATGCCATCATAAAATTGTAGACCACTATTCATTTCTACAGAAGAAGCAGAAACTTGCGTTATGTCTTCACACGCATATTCTACCATTTGATGTATCTTTTCAATGTTTAGAGATTCCTTACCTCTACCATTTCGCTTCACTACACTTATATTCTCATTCACCATTTTTATTTACACACTCCTAACATTTCTTATAATAGTTTAATTTCGTTAATGCCTCTAATTTGCTAAATGTATTCTTACTTATAATATCTATTAACTCTTCTCTTTTCATACCACTCATAATCATTTCATTTACATCTTTAAGTTGCACATCATTTGGCCAAACAACTACGTTGTAATCCTTTTCAACTACTGCGTACATCCTTTTTATGATTTCTTTATTACGAGGTTCGTTGTCAAATATATATGTAACTTGGTCACTTGACACTCTCAATGTTAAGTCAGCACCACCTGCCGCTAAACAATTATCTAAAAACAAACTATCAAGTGGTCCTTCAACTATGTAAATATGTTTTTGATAATTTACACGTTCAAGTCCATATACTTTTTGTTTTGTTTCATCAAGTTTAATAGTAACATATTTTGGTTGTTCTTTTCCAAAAGCTCTGCCTTGAAATGCAAACAACTTACCAGTTACATCAAAGAAAGGTATAATTAATCTAGGGTGTTCATATCTTTCTTTAAAAGTTCCTGGTTTCACTTTATTGGCAAAATTGTGAAATTTGTCAACAAAATAAATTATCTCATAATATTGTGGAGGTATCAATCTTTTCTTTACGTACTCCTTTACAGGATGTCCGTCTTTTAACGTACTTACTTTAGTACAGGAATCTAATAAATTTGTTTCTTCAAATTTTGTAGGTTTAAAGTCAAATTTAGGTTGGGGCGTGGATGGTGCCGATCCCTTGTATCTCTCTAATAAGTATTCTCCGTATTTTTTAGGATCCAAGAATTTAATGAAATTTGCTAAATTCTGACCCATACCACAATTGTGGCATTTAAAGAACATATCGTTTTTTACTCTATAAAGATATGCTCTTGCTTTAGTCTTACTTTTCTGTGAGTCTCCACAATGTGGACACCTAAAATTGAAAAGATAATCTGTCTTCTTTTTAAACTTATCCAATCCTGAAGAGATTGAATTAATATACTTTAAATCTATATAACTTGACATAACACTATCTCATAATATACATCATTTAACAAAAATAGTCAAGTCTGTACGAAAAAGGTCCATAACAAAAAAATAGCCTGCGTATTTTCCAGGGCTAAAAGCTAACAGTTTTTCTCTAGTTCATTAGCTTCATTATTGCTTCAAAATTATTAGATACTATCCATCCTATTACTATAGCACCACCTAGTATAATCCATCTGTATTTTTCTAACATACCAACTCTTTGACCTATATCTACTCTTATTGCTTTAATCTCTAATAATAGTCTTTTTTCTACGTTGTATAATTCACTAGATAAATCTGATTTTACTTTGTCTATTTCACCTGCTCTATCTTTAAGTTTCTCAAATATTATTTCATCAACTTGTTCTTGTCTAGCAATTTTTTCGGAGTGTACAGCCAACATAGACTTAATAGACGTTGAAACATCTGTTAATTTATCTATTGCTGTGTCTAAACGTGAATTGATATTATTGACCTGCTCTATATCTTTTTTTAGTTTTGCTATATCTACTTGTAAATCAGGCATTAGAATTCTCTATCTATCCATCTGTAAATAGACCAGTCCATATAAATTAGTAATCCAAAGATTATGAATAAATTGATAGTTCCGTAGTCCATATTTAATCCGTTTGTATTATTGTAATATTATTTTGTGTAGTGGAATTCCCTACGTCAATGTGTTGAGCTTCTGAATCTTGTAAAATCTGTATATCTGCTTCTTTACTCGTTTCAGTCTTTATATAAGCTCTATGGTTGTCGTTATATCTATTTATGATTGTGTAATCACCAGAAGTTGACGCTTGAGCATTAAAATCATTGTCTAACGTTGATACTCTTCCTGTTGAAGTTGCACTTGAAGTCGCACCTGTTACACCATCTGTTGTAGTTAAAGTTTGAGTTACATCTCCAGTAGAATAGTTTAATGTTTCACCACTAGCAGTTACTTGCGTTTCTGAACCACTATTGTCTACCCATTCAGTACCACAACTAGACTTGGCATTGTCCCAATAGTATCCATAATTTAAACATTCTTCTTTATCATAACTTGCTAATAACAATTCTAATTCTGCGTCTATATCATAGTCATCTTCATAATTATATTCATCTTCCCAATTACTTTGGTCATCTTCATTGTTATAATCATAACCTGTGTACCACCAATCATATACTGCGTCCCAATATGTACTCCAATCTGACCAACTCCAGTCAGTTACATACATATTTTTTAAGTCTTTCATCTTCCAAGGTCTAGGTTGATTTTCACACATTTTATAATTAGGATAACTACCACACCAACCATATAATTTACCCCATATCTTTTTAGATTCTTTAGTCCAACTATCGTTAGTTACTTTTAAAGTCCAGTCATTTTTATACCAATCATTTAAGTAATCAACATAGTCTTGGTTGCACCAATAGTCTTCGTATCCATTGTACTCACAATAGTTTTGTACAGTTAATGTTGGAGGACCACCTGCCGCTTTGTATTCTGCATTGTTATAGTAGTCATCATCTAAAGCAAAATCTTCCCAAGTATATCCTTCAACTGTACTAGCTTCTGTTTCTTCTTTAGTTTCTTCAACTACGTTAACCTCTTCTTCTTCAACTGCCCAAGAAGTTAATCCATATGCTTCTAATAATTCATTATACTCGTCATAGTAAGCATCCCAATCAACTGCGTCCCAATCTACCTCATCCCAATTAATAGTATCCCAAGTACAATCTGAACAATCAATGGCGTCAAAGTATGCTTGATCCATTTCTGCATACATTTTCTTTGCGTCATCCCAATCCATAGTTTGTTCACCGTCAGCATCCCAAACTGAAATCTGATTATCTTCATCTATATAACCCCAATCTTTTAAATCTTCTTCCCAGGAATCATAATAAGATGTATCAACTTCTTCTATAACTTCAACTAAATTACTTTCTTCTACTGATTCCATTTCAATTATTGCGTCTGTTTCACCAACAGATAAGTCTGTAGCAACAATTGTATTATTATCTTCTACTATATTTGCTTCTTCAGCAATGATTGCCTCTTCCATCTCCTGTGCTTTAGTTTCTTCTTTAGACATTTCAGATTTTTTTTCTACATCACCAAAAGTCTTTTGTGATTCATCTTTTATTTCTTCTTCAAATTTATCTAACTCAATAATATTTTGTTTATTAGTTTCTATTTTTGGAGGTGTTGGTGCTAAATCATTTGATATAACGGTTACTGAATTGAAAGCGTTAGTTATTGTTTGAGAACCTGCGTCATTAGATACAGTTACTTGTCCTACTTCACCATTACTATCAGGTAGTAAAGTAATTGTTGCCCCACCCATTGAGTCAACTGTTCCTGAAAAAGCAGTACCTTGTACTGTAATTGTGGCATTACCAGCAGTTATATTAACTTCACCACCTAAAGTAGATACTTGTCCTGATTCGTATGTAAATGTACCAACATTAACTGATACGTTCATTGCAAGTTGAATTGGTATAACAGAAGTATCAAAAGAATATTCATCAATAGTTAATTCTGTACCTGGTCCCATTGTAAATTTAGTATTATCAGCATACTTTAATATCATACCACCATCTTCACCAGTTTGTAGAAAGTCAAACATTTGCAACTCATAACCCATTGTAGTATTTTGGATTTGACCACCTCTTTCATTCCAAGTTGTACCCATTTGTCCTATAACTGTTCCTACAGTTTGAGAAAATACACTAGTACAGAAGAGTACTAGAAACGATACTAAAAATAATAATTTTTTCATCTTTTAAATTTAACTTCTTTTTTCTTTCTTTTCCATTTTTCTGGCCAGTATAAGGATATTATAGTACATATTATACCACTTGCTAAACATATACCACCGAATATTAAAATGAAAGTTAAAAATGCTTTCATTTAACACCCATTAGCTACTGTTGCTGTTACGTCTGCTGTTTGTGTGTTTCTATTAAATGAGTATGTACAATTATCTGAACCGTTTTGTGTAAAGTTTAATGTATAATCGTAAATTGAATCACCTGATATGGTAATGTTTGATGTATTACTACCACCTGTTTGTGCCATATTAACAGCTGCTTCAGAAGTATAAACATAAATTCTAGCAGTATTACTACCACCTTCTTGATGTATTCTTAAAACATTACTGTTGCCATTGATAACAGTTTTTAAATAGTTATTGTTACCTTTAATTGTAGCTAAATCATAGTCGCCACTATGAGAAGCGTGTAAGTCTATAATATTTGAATTACCTATAATGTCGTGTACTTGATAGTTACCTGTGCCGTATGAGGAACTATCTAATCTGTTTGAATTTCCTATTATGTATGCGTCAAGTGTTGCACCTTCACTTCCTGATTTATCTGCAAACTGTCCGTGTGAAGCAACGTTAGGACCAATTGATACGTTAGAGTTTGTATTGAAACCTGCTGAGTCTGTATGAGTATAAAAATGTACTCGGTTTGAATCACCTGACATAAGAACATAGATGAAGTGACCATCACCTCTACTTTTTAACCAAAACTCATTTGAGTCTCCAACAATATCTAAATCAATATTAGTCTTATGAGTATTGTCATCATCATTACCATCAACTCTCATTGTATTTGAATTGCCAGTTACATCAAAATCATACCAATGACCAGTTGAATCTGTATCACCTTCTAATCTTAATACGTTAGCGTCACCTTTGATATATAAATCTACAGTCATATCTTCACCAAACAATTCAAGGTGTGAAGACATTGAGGTTACATTATTGTCACCTATTTGTCTGATAATAAGTGTTAAGTTCTCACCATCTATTACAAATGGTGCTGAAGTAGATATACCTACTTTATTACCAGTACCATCTTGTTTTATAAAGACTGATCCGTCGCTATCTTGGTTATTTTGTTGAATCCAGACCGAATTACCTGCGAAACTTTTAATCGTTGTCGCCAGAAGAATCACTATCGCTATCATTATCTTTTTCATCAGCATTCTCCTTTGTTTCTGTATCTTTGTCTACTTGGTTCCACTCTTCTTCTTCAGTTATTTTCTCTTGTATACCGTTCTTACGGTTTTCTTTTTCTACTTCTTTAGCTTCAATTGCTATTAAGTGTGCTAAATGTGCTTGATATTCGTCCCAAGTTTTAAATTTTGTACCGTGTTTTTTATTATAATTTTTTACTTCAAGTTTTTGTGCTTTCTTTAATTCTTTTCTAGCTTTCTTTTCTTTCTTAAAATCTTCATATGTTTTTTCTGGTTTTACTTCTCCCATATCAACTTTAATATCACTTGTACCAGTTTCATCTAGGTAGTCTTTAATTTCAGGCACTTCAACTATTGGTTCAAACTCCCATAGTCCTTTTTCTGCACCTTGATTAATTAAATCTACTACACCTTTTTCTATTGCTTTTCTTACTGCAAAAGTTACTGGTTCGTTTTTAGCATATCCTGCTTCAACTTCTAATAACATTGTATCAGTATCAAAGTACTTAAATATATCTCCACCTGTCATTGTTGAAACAATAGTCTTTTCAACAGTAGTTGTTATAACTACTTCACCAGTTTGTACATTAACTAGTCTTAATATAATAGTAACTATATCTTGTCTAAATTGTTTGTTGCTTTGAATACCTAATATTCTAGCACCTAAACCACCTGATTTAATATCACTATCATATCCTACAATACCACCTGTTATATATGCACCTGCAAATAATAATGGTGGTAATGGTTCTGCACCTTCTCCATTAATTGATTGTCTTGTAGAACGTATTAATTTTCTTTCTTGTAATAAACTTGGCAAACTTGCTCGTTCTACTACTCTAAACCATTTGCCTTCTCCTGCGTCTTGTAATGCTTTAATCAACAACTGATATGAACCTTGAGTTACTGCTGTACTCATAGACGCAAAGTTTCCTCCAGGTTTCTTTTGACCTGTCATATCTAAAAAGTCATAGACAGCAATTATAACAGGATCGCCTTTCGGTGCTGATATAACTGACAAATCTTTATAAGCAACTGTTTGAGTTCTTACATCAAACTTTGGCTTACCTGCACAACCCACTAACATTAAAGAAAGTAGGAATATTCCTATGTATTTAAACATTATGAGTTATCCTCTTTAGGCATTGTAAATGTCGTTACAGTTCCGTCTGATTCTGTAACAGTTACAACTACATTACCTGTACCTGATGGTGTTGTCCACTCAACAACTTCACCACCAATAGGTGATGTAAATGTTCCAGAGTCTTGTTGTAGACCATCTGTACCAAAAACGTTGTCTGTAATTTGTTTAGCAAGTGCTGTATAAAATCTTGATTCAACATTTGCTTTGAATTTTGCTATTGCTGTATTTTTAGCGTCTGCTATTACTTTATCTGCCGCCGCTTTTTCGGCTGCTTTTATGGCGTCTTTCCTAGTCTTTTCAATGTTCTCTATCGTTAGATAGTGTGAAGACTTACCTTGACCTGAAAATGATGGACTATGAAATTTAAACCCCAATTCACTTGCGTAGGCACTAGGAACGAACAATAATACTGCTAAAATAAAACTAATTAATCTCATTTTTCTCTCTCTCGTTGATGTATATATTTATAAGATATCTGTACTAAATATAGTATATGATTAAAATATTGGCTAAATCGTGGACTGTATATCTAACTTTGATAATATTGCTAGGAATATACTTATCAAATCCAGTACTGCTACAGACAGCAAAGCTAAACACCTTTGATTTCTACCAATCATTTGGTAAGAATTATGAATCAAGGAGTTTAGTTCTAGTAGACATTTCAGACAAAGCATTAAAAAAGAATGGACAATGGCCGTGGAAAAGAGATTTACTTGGTCGTACTATAATCAATGCATATAAAAATGGTGCCGCTCTAGTCGTTCTTCAAGTAGTCTTCCCACATAAAGATAGATTAGGTGGTGATGAAGTGTTTTTAAAAATGATTTCAAAATATCCAGTCATACTTACTGAAACGGATGAAGTAAAAAATCTACAAAGTATTTCACGTAAAGCACTTGCAATAGGTAATGTATCTGTACCAGTTGATATAGATGGTACTATAAGAAAATTACCACTTGATAAATCCATACCTGATGTTATCTTAAAAGTTATCAATGCAAAAACATCAGCAGAAGATACTATCTGGATTGATTTCAGACATCATATTCCTAGAATAGATTTTACTGATAAAGATTGGTCATCTGTAAAAGGTAAAATAGTTTTCATAGGTACAACGTTCAAAGGTTCAACGTTTGTAACTACTCCGAATGGTTTAAAGAACACACACGAAATTATGGCAATCAGTACAGAAACTTTATTGTCAGGTAATTTTATTAGTAGACCTTATTGGTTACCACATAGTGAATTAGCATTTATAATATTAGGCGCTCTATTCTTTCTCATAGTTATACCTAGATGTAGTGTGATATGGTCTGCGATATGGTTTGGTGGATACTTATTTGATTTAACACTTGCAAGTTCTTATCTATGGACACAACACTTAATCATAACTGATTGGTTTAGTCCTCTTGTAATAGGTTCTATTATATGGGGTCAGTTAACATATCAAAACTATGCAAAAGAAAATAAATTAAGACTACAAATTAAGAAACAATTTGAACACTACCTATCTCCTGATATGGTTAAGAAACTACAAAAGAATCCATCTCTATTAAAACTTGGTGGTGAAAGAAAAGAAATGACGTTTTTATTTTCTGATATACGTGGCTTTACTCCTATATCGGAATCTATGAAAGGTAATCCAGAAAAACTTACCCAATATGTTAACAAATTTTTAACTGCAATGACGGGTATAATATTAAAAAATGGTGGTACTATTGATAAGTATATGGGCGATTGTATAATGGCATTTTGGAACGCACCACTTGATACACCTCAACACAAAAGACTAGCAGTATTATCTGCATACGAAATGAGAGAAACAGTTAGAAAAATGAATAAGAGTAAAGAGTTTGACCCACCTTTAAACATTGGTATAGGTATCAATACTGGCGAGTGTCTTGTAGGTAATATGGGGTCTGAACAACGTTTTGATTATTCTGTCATTGGTGACGCTGTTAATTTGGCAAGTAGATTAGAAGGTAAGAGTAAAGATTTCAATACTACAATAGTAATATCTCAAAATACTAAAAAAGATTTAGACTTTAAGTTTTATAAACTAGGTATTTGTACCGTAAAAGGTAAAAAAGAAAAGATTAATTGCTATTCTATTAAATAATTAGAAATATAAAATAACCACTTATACCTATAACAATTCCTAATACTGCGACAATACCCGCTAAGGTATATACTGTCTTCATTATCCATTCTTCTCCTATTAACTTTTTACTTTGCTACTTGCTCTCCATTGATAACAACTCCAGTATCTTGCTTTCCATTTAGGTCCTGGATTATCACAATTGTGTCTTGCTCTAAATGAGGCTCTTCTGTCTTCACTATCTCTTTTAATTTCCATATTAGGATCGCCAAAGGTTACTTTAACTACATTACCTGAGCCGTTCTTAACATATACACCAAACTTTTTATTACTTCCTGCTGGAAGTCTGAAAGGTGAGTTTAGTTTCTTCTTTACTTCTGTTGATTTCTCTTCGTAGGTTTTCATTTCTCCTCTTTCTCATCACTTGGTTCATAATATTCTTTATATTGTTCAAGTAAATCATTTGTATGTTTCAAGTGTGCTCTTATT